AAATAATTTTTTGTTTCATAATCTCTAGTTCCATTGGATATTCATCACCGTCAATGTTAAGAGTATATTCTTCGACAGGCATGCCTGTTAATGTTTCTAAATCTTTTAATAAACCTAATACTCTACGTGCTACCCATGAACGTCTTTCCATTTCTACAAAGACTAACCATTTGTTAGGTGAGAGTTCACCGTCTGATATACTAGCATCTAAAATAAAATCATAGCCTCTTTCAAACCATGTTACTAAATCTTCAGCAACTAATTTTGATTTAACCATAAAAGTTACTGTGACAATATCTTTGTCTTCTCCCATCTTAGCGGCATATTCATCTATAGATACAAGAGGAACAACTTGATTTTCCATGTCCATGTAGTTTAAACTTTCAGATAGAATAGTCATTAGATTTGAAATGCTCCGCCATCATTTGGTGCGCCTTGAGTAACGTCATCAACTGCTTCCATATCGTTGCCTGTATCTTCTTCTGATTTTGTTTGTTCTAAATCATTGTCATATGCATCTTCGATTTCTGATAAGTCAATTGTGTCTTCTGCAATGTCAACACTACCTTCTTTAATATCATCCATTAATTCAAAAGGTATTTCAATTTGCATAAACCAAACTTTATTTTCTTTCATTTTAGGGTAACGACTTCCTGATTGAAAGTCTTCGTATGATGTGACTGCTACAGGAACTTCAATCTTAGACTTCATCATTTTAATATTGCAACCAATTGTTGCAAGTCTTAATGTTGCTCTAGGATCAGGCATTAATTTATAAGGCCACATAAATGTACATGTACATGAATATCTTCCTACATCAGGACCTTGTACTAATTCTCCGTTGATCCAATTTCTATATGCATATATGTCTGCTTCGTCTAAGACTCTTTCAAAGTCCAGCAAAGTATTCATTGCACCGTCAGACATATAGATATTTTTTATTGTATCTACAATACTAACAAAGTCAATGTCTTTGAAAAATGAATCTGCTTGTTTCCTAGCAAGATTATCGCCTGTAATTGCTTTAGTCATACTAGTATTTATCTCATTGGGACTGCAAAAGAATTTTACAACATGTTCTTCTGGTGCTAGTATTTATCACAAAACGACATTTCCTCATCCACTGATTCTTTACATACCTAAACCAGGTAAGTATTTAATGAGAAAACAATTTCTCATTTCATTTTAAAATATAGGAATTATATATGAGTAAACGAAAAACAGGCGCACTAAGGAAAAAACATGAACCATACAGACACAGGGAAACACAATACAACGCAGAGGACACATTCTATATGAACACCTCAAAGACCATTGACTTTAGCAAGTATAGCAAAAAGCAGAAGTCACGTAGACCAATCGAATTAGTACCTCAGAGTATAAATCAGGAAAAATATATTATAGCATTAAATGACCCTGAAACAGATATCGTTATGGCTAGTGGCCCCGCTGGAACAGGTAAAACCTACTTAGCAATGTTAGCGGCAATGAGAGCATTAAGATCAGGTCAATGCGATAAAATATTACTCACACGCCCTGCTGTAGCAGTGGATGATGAAAAACATGGCTTTCTCCCAGGCGACTTAAACTCAAAAATGGAACCATGGGTAAGACCCTTATTCGATGTGGTGAGAGAATATTACTCACAGAATGAAATCGAATATATGTTAAAGGAACAAATCATAGAAATTACACCTTTAGCATTTTGCCGAGGCAGAAACTTCAAGCATTCATGGATTATATTAGATGAGGCTCAAAACGCAACACCGTCACAAATAAAAATGTTAATGACAAGGATTGCTGAGGGTAGCAAAATCGTAATCAATGGTGACGTTGAACAGACTGACCGACTAACACACAATAACGGGCTCCTTGATTTAAAAGAAAGAATTGATCTACATAAAGTGCCAGGCATGACTGCTTGTACTTTTGATCACAAAGACATACGGAGACACAAGATTATTGAACACGTACTAAAGATGTATCAATAATTTCATAGGTCCATATAAACCAAAAAGAAAGGGCCGTTCTAGGCCCTTTCGACTGAAGATTTTGCCCCTACAAGGTCTTTGATTTTCTATTCAGCCTTCTTAATCCGCCCATCATATAAGCGGCATAAATGAATAAAGGTGCAAATATTAATAATTCTTCAATTGTTTCTGAGAAGTTAAAAAGAGACAATGTCCAAATATAAGTAAACATAATAACAAAAATCCATGCAAATATGTATGCTCCTTGTCCAAAATCTAACAAAACTTCTTTAAATTTATTTCTCATTTTTTATTCCTTTTATCTTTCTTTTCGATTGGTCCTTCTTTTTCAAGTTGCTCAATCAGTTTAGGGTAAATTCTCTTGTAATAAGAACTCATTTTTTCAAATGTTGTATCGTGGTTATTACCTTCAATAACACATTTTTGAACTGAATTATCAGAGTAGTCCATAATCACATTTTTTGTGTTCATGTCTGATTTTTTTAATTTGCGTGAAACTTGAACCAATTCATCTATTTGACCATTTGGTTTGCGAATGTATTGTATTAGTAAATATCTCATATCATTTATTTATATGGTTAAGAAGTCAACTCAACTAAAGTTGCGGCGAGTGATATCTCAGGGATACCTACTAACGGCAGATTTGCTAGACCATTTCTGATAACAATGATATTTGCATCACGTTCTTCATTACTTGCCCCAAACAAGTCTAAGTTATCATACATCCAACGATATGTATCTTCGATTCTAGTAGGATACAATGCGATATATTGCATCAATTGTTGTCTTGCTTCGATTAAATTACCGCTTTTAAACAAGTTTGTTGCTTCGACTAAGAGTTCATCTTCACTCTGGCCTTCACTCTGAGGGGGCCTGAGAGCGCCAGAGCCGCTGTTTACTTGCAATTGATTGAGACACTTACGTAAGTCAGGATAAGTTGCACGAACATATGTATCTAATACATCTAATTCAAACTCAACTTTTTCTGTAACTAGCACAGTTGCCGCTCTTGCTGTAAACTCTGTCATATCAGGCTTAGCAATATGATATTGATGACAACGAGACTTTAGTGCAGGAATGATCTTATGGGCATAGTTACAAGTGAGAATGTATCTTACAGTCTCATGGTATGCTTCCATATCATTTCTTAAGGCTGCCTGCGAGGGCTGAGTTAAATAATCTGCCTCGTCTAACAGCACCACCTTGAACTTGCCGAACGGCATAGTCTGCACAAAGCCATTAATCTTTTCACGCAACATGTCAATACCATTTTCACGTGATGCATTAATAGTCAATACGTCATATTCTTCGATACCTAATTCGTTAATCAACACTTTTGCCAGTGTAGTTTTACCTGTACCGGGGTCACCAGACATCAATAAATGAGGGAAACTATCTTCTGCTATCCAGTTTTGAACTTGTTCTTTTTGAATTGGATCTGTAAACACATAATCATCTACAGATAACGGACGATACTTTTCTACCCACAACTGATTCTTCATTGATACCTCATTGAGTTTAATTTAATACTGTTATTATATAGGATTAATGAATAGATGTCAATCATTAATTAAAGAAAAAGGGCAACAATGTGCCCTTTATTTTAGCCTTCCCAACCGTCATCGTTTTCGTCATACACACCGTCATTATTTGTATCACAATAACGTTGCCATGCAACCATAGTGAAGGTCAAACCTTCTGACCATGGAACATATGCATCACACCAGGCGTGTGATCCCATTGCCATGTCGTCATCAGTTCCGTTATCTACTTCAACATAATCACGCCGAGCAGTTTCCGGAAACTCTTTGAACTGAATAGTTCTACCGCTATTATAAGTGCGTTGTTGATACAATTTACCTTTAGTAACGTGAATCATTTCACCTTCTTCAAGGGTCAATGTAGAACCATCGTCATAGTTGATAACCGTTTGGGCTGTAGCACCGAATGAAACTAGTGCCAGAATGAAAATAAAAAATTTCATATAGTCTCCTTTAAATTTTTCATTATATGTATTCACATGAACACATAAGTAAAAAATCCGAACACTATGCTCCTTCTTTATCTCCATATGCCATGTTAGTCTGTGGTTCATCACTTACTAACAAGCAATCTTTTGGGTCAACACAACGAATTGTCTTGTCCCCTTCTTCGTCTGTAATGTTAATACCACGTGTCCAACGACCATGTGCTACCATTACATATTGTCCTTCTTTAAGTTCAGTATTTGCCTGTGGACCGATAGAGTATACTTGTGCCCATCTAGGCTTGATTCCTGTAGACTTTTTATCATCGTCTACTAGCACGATACCAGATGCAAGTTTCTGTTCACCGAACTCCATACCATGTACAATAATTTTATCACTGATTGCTCTCAATGATTTACAATGTATACGATTGATATTAGATTTAAGTCCTATTGCCATTTATTACTTACCCTTCTTTTTAGATTTTGCTTTTGGTTGTTCTGTTACAATGTTTTCTAAAGCCGCTTTCTTAATTGCTTCGATATCAAAGTCTTCTTCAAGTTCTGCTAATTCAGCCTCTTCAGGATGTAATTCTATTTCTCCTTCTGCAGGGAAACTATCTGGTGCTTCGTCTGCTGATTTCATTACAAATTCTTCAGGTTCTGCAGGGGGAATAGGAGCAATCTCTGCTTCAATGGGTGCTACGTATTCTTCTACACTTTCTTGCGCCACTTCTGCTACAGGTTGCACACTTTCTTGCACGTTAGGTTTTGATTCTTCTACTAACTTATCTAGCATAGGAGTCTCAGTAGGCGCCTTTTCTTCCACTGCACCTGACTCTACTTTTTCTAATGCTTCAAGTTCTCTTTTTTGTTTGGGAGATAATGGAGCGTTTGGATTAGCACTTTTACTAATATTAGGATTTTCAGGGCGTTCTTGTAAACTTACTGCACCTTGAGTTCCTACCTGTGATGCGTATGAATCTGCAACTCGTTGAGTATTAGGTCTTACTACATTTCCTGCTTGATCGATTTCATCACCACGTGAATTAATTGCATTAATATTACTAACAGCACGTGTTTTTTCTTGTTTCGCAATCAAAGACGCCATGTCTAGTGATCTTCCCCTTGCCGTTTTATATATTCTTCCCATATTGCTTCCTATTTTAAAAATTCTTCAACGTCTAAACCGTAGTATATACTATTTATACGGTGAATTCCTATCAAAAATAAAACAAAACTTGATACACTAGACCCTCTACCTACTCCCCATACGATATTATGTTCTCTCATTAAATCAACAAGATATTTCATATACTGCAATAGTTGAAATTGTCCGCGTTTTTGATACAATAACAATTCTTTTCCTACACGTTGTATTTCTTCTTCGTGTTTACATTGTTCTAGTAACCATTTAGCAATGTCTAGTTCTCTGTATTTTGTAGGCATATGCCATTTGCTTCGCATTTCTTCATCAAAATCTGCAACAGAAACTTGTGCTAATGTGTGTTCTATTAACTCAGGAACATTTTCTATTTCTAGGCTTGGATCAATTTCTATTTTGTTATTAGTAAGAACACCTTTTAATTTCTGATTTGGATTTGTCATGTAGATATCTACTAAATCTCGTTCAGTATATATAGGGCGTCCGTAATAATCGTTAATCATATGATATATTATACACTATTATTGTTGATTTACAAGCAAAAAGGTCTAACTTTTGGAAGATTTTTTACCCTTTTTAAAGTTGAGTGATAGTTTTTCCCATTCATCATTAGAAAAAAGTTTAACAATATTATCATTGTTATCATCTGGTTTAGAATGTTCAATGCAGAGTGTACTGCAATTCCACCATTTATGGTTTCCTTGATCTATGTTACTCTCTACTATTTCTGAAACTGTACAGAAACGAACACCGTCACTTAAATGAGAACTTAGTGAGCAGTCTGTAACTTTAATTCGTCCTTCAGTAATAGAATTAAACTTTTGCAAAAGTGCCATAGAAATAATTTGATCAAAAGGATCATCGGGCAGTTCACAAACTCTAATACCTGCTTCTTTATATTTTTTAATTTCTTTGGTGTTGTTTTCGTTGATAAAAATACAATTGTTTAATACGTTTATAACAAAATGCAGTAAACGTTCTAAAGCAATATTTTGTTCTGCAATGTCCTCTGTTTCTACTAACATAGATAAAGTCATTAAATATTCATTTAACATGAATGTATCAGCAAAATGTATTGCTGTAGAAAAACCTAAATCTTTTTCTATTCTGGTACTCATTTTCTATCTACTTTAATGTTATCACCTATCTCTTTTTCAGCAAACAATTTATCTAATTTTTTCTTTTGTTCAGATTTGTAACTATTAAGAATCATATCTAATTGATTAATCATAGGTTGATTTTGTATGCGATGTGCAAATGTAATTTTAGTAGTAAGATCAGAAATTGCTTCTTGTAATTCTTCTATACTTTTATCAGAAAGATCGTTGATAAATGGATGATGCATGCCTGACATAGCCTATCCTTTAAAACGAGTCTAGCCTAATTCTTTTCCAAATGTCGTGGCCCTGTGTATACACATTACCTAATGCTATGTTTGAAGTAAATGTATGATCAGATAATGATACGTTGCCGTCTGCTACGCCATTTGTACGTGATCGGCTTATTGATATTGCTGTGTTTGCACCACCTGTATCGATAGAAGCAATATAATATGTAGTATTTGCTAAAAGACCTGCATCGTCTAATTCTATCTCACTGCCTGAAAATACGATAGGTTGATTTAATCCATATGATGCAACATTTGGAACAGTGGCTGCCAATTCTATTAAGTCTGTTGATGCAGTAGTTTCATGCAAATTAACAGAATTCACTGTGCTGTCAAATGTTCCTGTAGCATAATAAACATGTTTAATAGGTGATACTTGCATTGTACTGTTGCCAGTAGTCAGTGCTATATTGCTACCGCCCAACGTAGTACTTACTGCAAAACTAGTATCATCTTCGACAAATGTTACATAATAATCTGTACCCGCAGAGACTCCTCCAAATACTGTGTTGCCATTTTGTCCTGTAAACTCTACTGGCATGCCTACATAAAAACCAGTAGTGTTGTCTGTAATTAAAGTATTGTCACTGGCTGTTCCAGTTCCTGTACCAACACCAGTTGCTACGAATGCAGTTCCCGGGTTGCTATCTGCGGCTCCAATTAAAGTAAAATCAGTGTCTCCTGTAGAAACAATAATATATTCTCTACCAACTACAAATGTTCCGGCAGTAAAAACGTTACCTGTATCAGTTATTGTTTGTGGTTCGATAACTGTAGAGAATGCAACATCACCGTTTCTGTCACCTACATATCCTGTAGGAATAATTGCTTCTCTTTGTTCGATTTGTGAGATTTGATAACTTCTGTTGACTGGTTCTACTAAAATTGTATTACCACAATCAATAGTAGAAAAATCATATACGAGATTAGTTACATCATAAGGTGCTTTAGCAATTGCTAAGTTGCCACTAACCGTTATGTTGTTTTCTAAAATGTCACCACTACCAACAACTTCAGCAGGGAACATTAAAAATGCATCAGTGTTTGCAACAGTTAAGTCTAACGTGATTGTGTGTTTTGTTGAAGTAGGTGCCCAACCTGCAAATTGAAACGTAGTGTTTCCTGTAATAGTTGCAAATTGTACATCACCTAATGTACAATCGACTACGACTGTTCCTGATACGTTATTACCTAAATTATATGTAGTATTACGAAACGTTCTAACAGCGGCATTACTAATCAAAGTATTGGCCATGTTATTGTCTAACGGAATACCAGTTAAAGGCGCTTTAAGTACAGCATTACTTTGTAAGTCTGAAATTTCTGTTTCGGCTGTATTTAAATTATTTTTGATAGCCGTAAAATTATCTCTGAAACCCTGAGAATTGTTATTCTGTCCCGGGACAGGATAGTTTCCGTCTATTCCGTTTGTATTAATTGTACTAGTCATAATTTATATAATCTCTCAATATACTATTTATCAACACAAATTATCCAGATACATTTCCTTCGTCTGGTAAAACAGTTCTTCTAGGAAATAAAACATGAAAGTCTTCAGAATCAATAGGATTAGGTTCTGGAGATGCACTAGGTAATCCTGTCCATGCGGGCGGACTAGTGTTATTATCATAGTCAAACGTAGTAGATTTATTAACTGTAATTCTGTCTAACTGGAAGTTAATTGTGTTCAATGTGTATGGTTTACCTAAAGGATCTACCCATAAAGTTTCAATATTGTTTTTAATTGTATCAGCGGTACCCGGCTTACAATAAGCAAGAACCCAAGCGGGAGTATATCCTAAAGTCGAACCGTTTGCTTGTTGACTAGTCATCCATTCAGGAAGAAGTCTAAAGTCAAATTCTTGTCCTAAGTTCTGTCCTGCTCTGTCTCTCATGTTTGGCAATGAATTAGGATACAATGCTCTTGCAAATTCAGGAGTTAAACTTGTATAATATGCTGGTTGACTTGTTTCTGTTAACAAAGGTAATTCAGTTTCTGAAACGATTAATTGTTCTTCAAACGTTTCTTCTGTTTGTATTTGTTGTCCGTCGGGGGTTGTATCTATATAACTTGTGTAGATATCTGTTACACTTGTGTACCATGGTCCTTTATTAAGTGGTATACTTCTAGGCCATAAAATTTCTTCACTGATGCTTTTGCCTTTTGGGTTTATTAGATCATCTTGTATTTGAGAATAAACTACTTCATAAACTATTTCTCCAGCAGAATTTTTTGCAACTGCTGTTTTTAATTCACCTAATGTAATATATCTCCAATAATGATTCTTGTCAATAGCGGCTACATATTCTTCAAAATCACTTGCATATATACCATACGCATGTTCATATGTAATATTAGTTGCTTTACCAAAGTTTACGTCTTCTGGCCTATACAAATCTTGTTCAGGGAAAATCATTGTATTGTTAAGTAATGAATTAATAATATTCCTATCTGCAACATTTGGTACACATTTAATATATAAAGTATCTGTGGGTTGAATAAATTCTTGTACGATAGTTAATGTAAACGTTCTTGTAGAATTAATCACAGGATAAAAAGGCGAATATGCTTCGATTGTAAATGTAAACGGTGTTTCTGCGTTTGGTTCTGTAAATGTATCATTGGGTTGATATGCTACTTTACCTGATATTTCACCATTGCTTAACAATTGTAAGTTGGGAGGTAATGTGCCGCTCGTAACTCTATATTCAAGTTCTACATCACTTGTTGCATTAACCGCTAAAATAGATGTTTCACTGTTATTCATTTTACCAAGATCATTAGGTGTTGTCCAATTGATTACTCCTAATATATCATTTGTAACAGTCATTTTAAATTTAAATGTGGAACTTTGTATAGATGTAAAACTTGCTTTTCTTACATTAACACTAAATGTATAATTTGAAATACTATTATCAGCAATTACAGGCGTTCCTGTTATCCATCCAGTCACTGAATCTCCTACTAATCCTAAAGGTAGATCAGTGTATCGATATTCTAAAGCATTGCCATCAAAATCTTTTCCTAACATTCTCCATGCAAAATATTCTCCACTTTGAAAGGTTCCTATATTTGCTTCTTCACTTGGTGAATACGTAGTATTTGGATCATCATTAGGAAATACATAATAACCATAGTTAGTTGGATCATTGGTTGCAACATCAAATGTTTGTGGTCTTGTATTTAAGACACTAGGTATTCTGCTGTTTGGTGGAAGGCCAGGACCTCCTGCACTTATCGGCGCATTTTGATTTGCAATAATAATATTATATGATTCTAATGCATTTCCTAATGGTGATACTAATTCTAATGTAAATGAATATGTTTGTACAGTAGGCTCACCTGTTTGTATTTGTGGTAATAATGCTCCAAATGTTCCTACGCCATCTGATAAAATTTCTTCTGCTCCGCCACGTGCTGATGATATTGTAAATGTAGTTGCACTTAAAATATCTTTGACATAATATACTCTATTTGCTACAATGTCCCCATAAACTGCACCATTAAATATAATAGGCCTTTCTTTAATAAATCCTGTTGTACTCAATACTGTCAAAACGTTTGATGATATGGCTAATACTGATGTATTAACAGTACTATAATTAACACTAATGACGGGTGGTTCAGGATAACCTCTAATTAATCCTGATTCATTAATTTCTAATCCAGGAGGCAATGTTCCTTGAATTTTCCTAATAGATATTGGATTAGTCGTTACTGGATTTGTATATTCTATCTGCAATTCTCTCCATACACTGTCGTTTGAATTTAAAATAGTACCTGCAGGAGTAGTAAATTCAGGTGTTGCAACACCACTAATAATCATACTAAATGTTCTATCCATAATACGTTGTGTATCACCTAGATAATCGTCTGTTGCTCTAATAGAAAAATTGTAAGTAGTGTCTGCACCCACAGTTGCAGGTGTACCTGATAATATTCCAGTTTCACTATCTAATGATAATCCTGAGGGTATGCTTCCGCTCAATACTGCGTAAGTAATTGCTGTTGCAGGAAGTTCTGGGGTTGCTACAAACGTAAATGTCATAGGAACTTGAGACGGGAATGCGCCTATACTTCCGGCTGGTGTTACCCACTCAGGATGATTACTCATTTAGTGAGACCTAAAGAATAATGTGTTCTGCCATCGACTTTAGATGCAGTTAAAGACTTGCCTCTATTACCTGCAGTATTGTAAGTAACATGCACCCAACCTGAATCAGGTATACCCGGAGTGTAGAATTCTAAAATTACTTGATCAAAATCTGTATTTTTTTCAATCCATTTAGCAAGATCGTAATTAGATACTCCATGTATTTCTATGTCTGCGGCTTGACCCTTACAGTGTTGTGATTTTGCACTTCCACCTACTGCTTTATTAAGAGCAGATCCACGATATCCACTATTAATAATTACAGGTCCAAAATGATCTCTTACTTTTTGTAATACGTTTTCACATAATGCTTTTGCATTTTCTAAATGTTCTTCAGGCATAGTGTTATCTAAACCCTGACGTATAGCAGTTTGACTTTTTTCAAACTCTGTGAGTGTAAAATTCTTTGATAATTTCATTTGTTTTTTATCCTTTCTAAAGATGCAAAACATTATGCATATGTTGCGCCGACAGTATACCATTGTGATGAACTGTGGGCTACAAATTGAATTTGTCCTAAAGGACCTATTGACATTGCTCCATTAGTTCCGTTACCGTCAATCGCATCATTAGATGCTGGATATACTTTTAATGTATCTGTTGGATCTAAATTTTTGATGTATATACATAAGCCAGGAGTAGCAGCCATCAATCTAACACCGTTGTTATTGCTAGGTGTAGTAACTGAGAATATATCTGCTCCACTTAATGCTGTTGCTCCTGATTGATCGGTGCCACCTGCTGTTGCGGTTGTTACATCTTTAATAATGTGAGTCTGGTTAGTTATGTTACCAGACACTGTTAAACTTGTTAGTGTGCCTACACTAGTAATATTAGGTTGTGTTGCTCCTGTAATATCTAATGCTAATGCCGCACTACCTGCTGATGTTGCATATGTTGCGTTTGCTACTATACCACTAATATTGGCTGCCGCCACATTAGATAGTCCACCACCATCACCGTTAAATAACCCTGTATTTGCTGTAAACGATTGTGCTGTTACAATACCATTTACACCTAATACTGTTAAAGTTCCAACAGATGTGATGTTTGGCTGTGCTGATGTAGACACAGTTCCTGCGGTTGTTGCTAATGCGACAGTCCCTGATACATTAGCACCTGCGACACTATTTGCTACTTGTGCAAAGTCTACTTCACCTGTAACTTGTTGTCCGTCTATTGCTGTTAAGTTAGCGCCATCTCCTGATACGTATGTAAAGACACCACCAGTGCCCGATACATTTCCTGCAGACACATTACCTGTAACAGATAATGACGATAACGTTCCAACACTAGTGATGTTGGGTTGTGATGCTGTTGTTACGGTATCTGCTGTTGTGGCAGTTGTTGCTGTAGTAGCACTTGCAACTGCTCCAGAAACGTTAGCACCTGCTACTGAGTTAGCAGTAGCGGCGAATGCAACTTCGCCTGAAACATTTGCACCAGCAACTGAATTGGCTACTTGTGCAAAGGGAACTTCTCCTGATACATTAGCACCTGCAACTGCGTTTGCTGTTGTAGCAGTAGTTGCTAATGTTGCTAAAGGAACTTCACTTACGTTTGCTCCTGTAATATTTGTTAATCCTGCACCATTTCCTATAAATGATCCTGTACCACTAGCAATTGTAATGTTACCTGCGTTAGTGATAAGATCACTGTTAGTATTGAGATTACCACTTAAAATTAAACTTGTTAATGTACCAAGGCTTGTAATGTTTGGTTGTGCATTTGTTAATAAACTTCCTTCAAGTGTTGTACCAGATACAGCACTTGTTACTGCTAAGTTGCCTGGTATTGCCACATTACCTGATGTTTTATTGAACGTTAGTCCAGTGTTACCGGCATATGTACTTCCACCGTCATTGAATATAATTTGTGTATCTGCGCCTTGTGCTGGAACTAAAGTTGCTGTGTCCCATGTTAAAGTACCAGAGCCATCTGTCATTAAGAATGCTCCAGTAGCACCACCTGTAATTGTTACGTTGCCTACTGGCCCTAAATTAGATGTGCTGTTAAAGTCTATGTTGTTATCAAATCCACCTGATACAGACATTGAGCCTGTTACTGCTACTTCTGTACCTGTATTGTTAACTTGTAATACGTTTGCAGTTCCACCAACTGTAACTCTGAAAGGACCGTCAGTGTCAAGTCTTGCTTCACTTGTACCGTTTTCGATATAAGATCCTGTTGATACAGAGATGTTTGATAAACCACCACCATCACCAGTAAATGTACCAGTTGTTGTTACATTGCCAGCACTAAGATTGCCTGATACATCTAATGAACTTAATGTACCTACAGTTGTAATATTTGATTGTACCGCATCAACTACCGTATTTGCTGTGGTTGCATGTGTAGCATTTGCAACCGTACCCGATACGTTGGCGCCATCGACTGCATTTGCAGTTGCGGCATTTGATACTTCACCAGTTACATTTGCACCAGCAACACTATTAGCAACTGCGGCAAATCCGACTTCACCTGAAACATTTGATCCTGCTACTGAATTTGAAACAGCCGCAAAACCTACTTCACCAGTTACGTTAGCACCTGCTACTGCATTTGCTGAGTCTGCTGATAATGCATGTGTAGCATTGGCTACTGCGCCTGAGACATTTGCTCCTGCAACACTATTTGCAGTACTTGCAAAACTTACTTCACCTGTTACGTTTGCACCTGCGACTGAATTTGCTACTTGTGCAAATGATACTTCGCCGCTGACATTAGAACCTGCAACTGAATTAGCAGTAGCGGCGAATGCAACTTCGCCTGATATGTTTGCGCCAGCAACACTATTTGCTGTAGCGGCAAATGCGACTTCACCAGAGACATTTGCTCCGGCGACTGCATTAGCAGTTGTTGCGAATGAGACTGCACCAGATACATTTGATCCTGCTACTGAATTTGCTACTGCGGAGAATGCTACTTCTCCACTTACGTTTGCGCCTGCTACTGCGTTTGCTGTCGCAGAGTTAGTAACTTCTCCTGTTACATTTGCACCAACGATGTTTGATAAACCACCGCCGTCGCCAGTAAATAAACCTGTATTTGCAGTAAATGCTGTTGCAGTTACTGTTGACATTACATCTAGTGTTGTTAAAGTTCCTACTGAAGTAATGTTAGGTTGCGCCGCAGTGTACACTGTACCTGCAACTAATGCGTTCCCTACTTGTCCAGTTACATTTGAACCTGTGAGTGCTGATAACCCAGCACCATTACCACTAACATTAGATGCTACAACAGCACCTGTCAATGTTATATTGTTAGCATCTATATTACCATTTCCAGATGATGCATTTGCTAATACGTATCCAAAATCACCTGATAGATTACCTATAATTGCGTTGCCTTGTACACTATTTGATACTACAACGTCAGTAACGTTTGCTATTGTGTTAGGTAAATCAATATATAATGTTTGAGTAGAATCAGTAATAGTCGCAGAACCTGGACCTGTACCCGGTGAACGACCTACTGATAATGTTGTTGAAGAAAACTGTACACAAGCAATGTTTGCACCTAATACAACATTACCTACTGGAGAACCATTAACTAAATATATGCCAGGTCCTGCAGTTTTATTGACTGAGACAACTGCTTGATCACCTAGTCCTGCAAATACTTCTGTAAAATTTAACTGAACTTTTTCAAACGCCGATCGTATTGCATCTGCATCTGGATCGTCAGGGAATGCTCCGAAGTCAATATTTCTTTGTGCCATAGTAATTCTATCCTAATATTAGTATTTATCAATCTTAGTTCTTATTACTTAGATAAAAAAATACCCGACAGAGCCGGGTATTTAAACGGGGTACAACGTTTTATTTTTATTCTTTGATACTATCTAACTTGTTTAAAATAGTTGCGAATCCATTAGATGAAACAACAGAACCCTCTTTAACAACGTCAGCACCATTATATCCCATTCTGTCTTCTTGACCAGCAATAACTGGGATAGTTGTTTGACCTGTTGACTTCTGCTTGTTAAGACCACCAGAGATAACTTTAGTCATAAACTCAATGTCTTGTTCAAATGCTGTATCAGTACCTTTCTTACCTGCATCATTTGCCCATTCATCAACTTTTTCTTTCTTATCTTTAGCGGCTTTTTTCATAGACTCATCTTTGTCGCCATCATCATCGATGTCAGCAAAGTCTGGCTTATCTTCACCTTCTGCTACTTTGAATTCTCTTTGAGCATCAGTTTCCATCTCAGTGATTTCTTCGTTCTCACCATCGTTTATAGAGTCCTTAGGGGCATCCTCTGCGCCTTCTTTAGTTAAAAGTCTCTCATCATCATGTTGTGATAATGGTTGAGTAGGTTCTTCTGAAGTTTCTGCGCCTACTTCTGCTAATAAGTCTAAAGTTCTAAGATTTTCTTCTAAAGAACGAGGTTTATTGTCATCTTCTTTATCTCTTTTACCAAACTTACCACGTGAATCATCACGGCGATCTTTCATTGATTGTTTCTTATCAGATTCTTTGCCGTCTTTCATACCTAGTTGTTCGTCTTCTCTGTCATCATAACCTTGCTTTTCATCTAACTGAGCAAGTTCATCTAACTGAGCAAGAGTTTCTTCTAAAGATTTTTCTCTATGTTCTTCATCTCTCTTACCAAACTTACCATATGAATCATCTCTACGATCTTTCATACTTTGCTTCTTATCAGACTCTTTACCAGTTCTCATACCTAATGACTCATCTTCTTTGTCATCATAGCCTTGATCTTCTTCCATATGATGCTTATCTTTCCAGTCATCGTATTCTAAATCTTTAACGATGTCTTCACCATCTCTTCCTGGGTGCTTACGACCGTCGTACTTTGCGTGTCGTGCAACTTCTTTACCTGCACGTTCTGCATGATCGTCTCTTTCAGCATCAGATTCTTCGTCAATGCCTTTTTTAGCAACTGTAGATGCGTCCCAATCATACTTGTCGTATAATCCTGCATCTTTTTCTTGTTCTTCTAATGAAACATCTCTATGTTCAGAGTCACGTTTACCGAACTTACCATAAGAATCATCTCTACGGTCTTTCATAGACTGTTTTTTACCTGATTCTTTACCAGTTCTCATACCTAATGACTCATCTTCTTTGTCATCATAACCTTGATCTTCGTATGCTTTGTCTCCACAGCCTTCTTCCATGCTATGTCCGCCACCACATTCGTCACATGACTTTTCATCTACTTGTACGTCAACGTCTGTTACGCCGGGTGCTTCTACTTCATCTTCATAGTCACCGTCTACGTCTACAATACCCATTAACTTGAGCATGTCATCGTGTGAACTTTGAGGCTCTACTTCTACTTCAGGGCTACCATAAAATGATACGTCTGCAACTTCACCTGGTGCATCTAATACTTCTGCATCACCATAGTTACCTAAGCCTACGTCTTTAACAAACTTGATTAACTTGTCTGCTTCTGCATCTGTGGCATTAACACTTACTCTGTCTGGCTGATTTTCTTCGCCTTGAGTAATAGACATTGTATAGCCTTCGTCAAGTTGTTCTTTTGATTCTTCTGTGCTTTCGACTAAGTGTGAGTTTAATTCTTTTTCTAAAGACTCAAAAGTCCACTCATCTTCTTCTAATGTAGCGGCTTCTGATGTTTTTGTAAATGTTTTGTCGCCTACTGTGAACTTTTCACCTTTTTCTTTTCCTGCCATTGCGCCTGTAAATGCGTTACCTTCTTCCATTTCATCTTCGTCAATGCCTTTACGTGCTACAGTTTGTGCGTCCCAGTCATATTTGTCATATGCACCGTCATCATCAGCACCAACGTCTCCGTCTGGTGAAGATTCTGCTTCGCCCATTGCACCGTAAGATGCCATAGTATCTACAACTTCATCTGCTGGTTCTTCAAAGATGCCGTCGCCTGTTAATTTATCACCTGCGATTCCACCTAGTGCCGCACCTGCTGCCTTACCTATAGTTGCTCCAGGAACGCCACCGATTGAACCACCGATTGCTGTGCCTGCCATGCCACCTAATTTAGATCCTGCAATAGCACCGCCTACTCCACCGAGTACGCCTTCTTCCATACCTGCGATTGGTTCGTTTTTGATTCCCATGCCACATGCTTCGTCAAGACCTTTTTTGTAGCCTTCGTGGTATGCTCTTGCACCTTCAGAACCTGCATCATGTGGACATGCATAAGATCCTTTACATAAACCATGAGCATGACCCATGTGCTTTGCGGCCTTCAGAATGTGATCTGCGCCTTCTTTTAAGTTTGTTTTAGTATTTTTAATCATAATATTAAGTTCTTGTTGGTTGCACTTAGGGTGCAGTTGTTGTATTTCTTTAGTAGACAGCCCTTCGTTACACATAGATTTCACTTTTGAAATACTAGGTAATTTACTCGACTTGCTTACTTTACCTTTTGCTTTTTCTTTTACAAGTTGCGGTGTATCAGCATCGTTGGCTGCCAATGCGGCGTTTGCCGCGGCGTTGCCTTTTTCATCGTTAGATGAATTATGTGAACCGTCATCCGGTGGATTTTGAGCACCTTCAAATGTTAAAGGAGATGCTTGTCCTGGACCTTGTGGGGGCATTTCGCCCTCTTTCATCTTGCCTAATGTTTTAGCAAGATTTGCTTGTTTTTCTGTTTTTGCAGGGAAATCATCTTTGTTTGCTAATACGTGATTAGCAAATGCTTTAGTTGTCATTCCATGTCTTTTTGCTTTTGCTGAGAATGCACCTGGGTCTTTGATAGCACCCGAGATCCAATCTTTTGCTTCTCTAACAGTATCTTCGTCTTTGTCCATTACTTTATCTAAAACTTTCTTTCCGCCGTATAGTAATGCTACTGCGGCTAGTAAAGGAAGACCATATGTTGATGCTGTTCTTTTAACTGTATCAAATGCGGCATCACCGATTGCGCCTCTAATCATACCACCTGCGCCGTCACCTAAGTCTGCAATTTTTTGAGAGGCTTGGTCAAACGTGTGTTTACCTGAATCGATCATATCATTCATTTTTTCAAATGTTGTGTTGGTTAAGTTATACATTCCGACAGCGCCGTCTTTGACGTTGCCTGCAAGTTCTCTACCTTGCTCTGTGCCGGCTACCCCTGTACCTACAGCAGTTTTGATTGGGTTCTTTTTAGCATAGTTACCTGCGCCTCTGGCGACTCCACTAATCATTTGAGCGCCACGTTTTGCTAACCAAGGACCTGCCACTCTAGCACCAGTCATAAGTGCTGGCCCTAATGCCGCTAAAGGAGCAAGTTCGTCAAGTTGTTCTGCTTCTTGCATTTCTTGACCGATTTGTAATTCGCCTTTGTCGATTGCTTGTGACATTTGATTAGCAACTGCTGGATTAGAAACAGTTCCGATTACTTCACCGTCTTTATGAATTGTTTGTGCACCAGGCTTTGCTGGTTCTAGTGAAAGTTCTTCAAACATATTTTTTAATGAAGGTACTTGAACTCCTTCAACAACTTCTACAACTTCACCAGACTCTGTTGATTCAGTCAACATGTTTGCTGGTCTTTTAGGAGTAGTTTCGACAATAGATTCTTCTTTTGATGCTTTGTCGAATTTGTTTAAGATGTCTTTAAAATCCATAATGTCTTCCTTAGTACCCTGCTGATGTTTCAGGCTTGGGTCCTCTTTTAACGTCAGTCATCGGACTCTTTTGACCTTTAATTGAATCATCTGACCATGGCTTCCAAGGATCAAAAGCATCTTTAGTGTTCTTTTGATCAGCAGGCAAACCTACTTTACCTACGTTTTTATGTTCTGCATGTTTATGAATGCTGTCTAAGTACTTATCACCATATTCTTCACTGGCTTCTTTTCCATTGTCATTCATTTCTTCATTTTGTAAGAGAGGTGTGTCTTTCATTTCATTTTCGTAGCCGACAAGTTCTTTATCGATGCTATCATCAAATGCTGTATTGACCATTCTTACGTAATTAATATTGTGACCTAACAATTGTGCTAATTGTTGTACCATTGGTTCTGTTACGGGATATGCAAACTCACACTTAAAGATGTGTACTGGTTCGTTTGATAAATTAGGAAAACCATATGGTGATTTCATAATAGGAGTTGAAGTTGGCCCTTTAATTGATTTAGGCTCAAACTTATTTAAGTTATGTTTAAATAACTCTAAGAAATTTTTACTACAGTCACCAGCAAGTTTGATTGTGCAATCATAAGTGTGGACTGACTCTGCAATGTAATGTTTTAAACTTTTCATATTGTATAGTTCCCGTATAATATATTTATCATTCCTCTGTGTTTTTTGACGTTAATACTCGTAGTAATTCATTGCGGTCTAAATTTTGAGCACCGTCCCCTAAAGGTATATTATCTATTTTTTCTTCCATTTTTGCTTGACGTTGATCTAATGTTGCTTTCTTTAATTGTAGATCAATCATCTTTAACTTCTTGTTTAACTTAGCAGTTTTAGCGGTTATAGCATGATTTAACATATTACTAGCAACACTAAAAATGTCTCCGCTAAAACGTGAATCAACTTGCATTCCTAAGTCCATTAAGTCTTGGAAACTAGTTTCTGCTTTCTTACTCAGTTCATCCATTTCTCTGTCTGATGCTTCTAGTCCTCTTACTGTAGGTAAAGCAGTTTCAATCTTTTCTAAATTAGTCAATGCTTCTTTAGTAACTTCTTCTGCTACCCCTGGAATAGGTTCATTCAGTTCATTTTCTTCACTGGATGCAATATCAAATAATTCTTCAAGTTTCTTTGTCATATATCTATTTAGTTACTTTCCACGCCCATTGTAGAAAAGGTCATCTTCTGTAACTACTCTAAATTTAATACCCTGTGCTTTGCAGAATGCTTGTGCTGATTTCCATTTGGCATGATTGATAGCAATTGTTGCTCGTTGCTTTGCATTTTTAACTTTTTCTGTTATAATACTTTCTGCTTTGGGTTTTATTTCTATTAACTCTGCGTTTGTTCTTCCATATTTGTCTTGGTAAACAATAAAAAAGTCTGGAACATAATTAGTTCTTCTACCTTTAAAAGGATGTAAATAAGGAATAACAATTGACTCACTCGCCCACTTGATTACTTTGTCATTAGTATCACAAAAAATCATAAATGTAAGTTCCCAACCTGATCTGTATTTAGGTTTACCTTTCCCTACATATTTGTGTGGATTTTTTACAGTATAGATACCTTGTGCGTATTTTTTTCTGCGAGGCACTTGTTACCCCTACGGCAATACGTTGCGTTGTACTGCTTGATTAGGAGTAGGCACTTTTGATACTCCATACAATGCTGTTTTTGACTTTAATAAATTGAGATAAAAAGCCATTTCTGTGTTTACTTGAACTTTTGTTTGTACATTAGCCTTAAAGTAATCCATAAAGATTTGAATGTTTGTGCCTGTTTCTTGTGCTATTCTAAATAATGTAGTTGCAAATTGTGATGCTGTTTGTTTAGTTCTTTCAGATTCGGGATTACCTTTTAAAACACCTAAGAAATATGAATATACTGAATCCCAATCAGCGGCATTAACTTTTAATGGCACACTGTAATATGTGTCAAAAATTTCTAATGTGTTTTCTCTATATGTTATTTCTATTGGCATTATGCCCCTCCCGTGCCGCCGCTATTTTGTGAGCCTGCCGCCGGTGGACTTTCTTGTGTATTATTATTATTAGCACCTGTAACTGTGCCTTGGTTAGCAATGTTTACAATACTCGGTGTTGCTCCGTTTGTTGGAGTATCGGTATCTCCACCTATACCTAAAGCATTAAAAACTGCATCTCTAATTCCGTTTTGTATTTGATCTTTTGCAGTTTCAATTAAACCTGATCCTTGAGTTATATATGTTTCTTTTAAGAATCGTATATAATCTTCTGCTGAAGCATCGTCTCCTAAGAATGCAGGTGGAAAATCACCTATTAAATTATTACCGCCCTGTTCCAGTGGACTTTCAGTTGAATCATAACTATCCGGTCCACCGAATCCTGCTACTAAATCTCCATTAAGTTCACGTCGGGGTAGTCCTGTACCGTCTTCTATATCTTCTCCTATCTTACCTGAATTATATATTACTGTTTCATAGTCGATAGTCATTCTATTTTGCATTGTTCCGCCACCGTCTGAATAATCATAAGTGTCGTGGTCAAATTGTGTAATTATAGGATTAATTAAAGTATAGGCTATAAAGTTTCCTGCCCACATACCATATACAGTAATGTTATTAAAGAAAGGAACTTTTTCTCCGCCGTCTGCTCTATTTCCACCTTCGCCTCGGGCATCTCCTCTATAACCATATTCAGTATCACCTGATATTGATGGATCATATATGTTACGTCTATTATAATCTTTTATAGCAGGCGCTGTACTGAAAGGTGTAACAATAGGATTCCATGCATCTGCATAGTTATATCTATAATATGCGTCCCACATTGCAGTAACTTGCGATGCATTATCATCATGGAATGTTACTTCTATCGGTTGATATTTAATTTTTGATTGAATCAAACGTTTTCTATTGTATTGATTCATTTCTGTTACATCCATATTAAATGTGGGGAGTTTAATTGATTTAACAAGTAATCCGTAGTTTTGTCCTGTTGGGGGTTGATATGCTGTAGGATTAATTTCAAACCAAGTATGGAAAGTAAATTTAACCTTACCTGCATTGGCCATGCCTCCGGGCAAAAAGTTTTTAGCGGCATGTGTCCAGTCACGTACATATACTCTACCTGCAAATGCGTTAAGTATATCGTCCGGTAACGTTGTAAAAGGCCATTGCGACATATATTATTCTCCTATAAGAGTATTTATCTAAACAATAAACCCATAAAAAAACCGGTCGAAACCGGTTTTTCTATTTAAAATAATTCTAATACTTACGTAGCAGTACCAATCTGACTTGGGAATGTCTGTAGACCAGACTGTCCAACACCAGCACCCGGTACGCCGTTTAGATCGCCGCCAGCATTTGTCTGGACTGCGTTATCGTAACGTAGAGTCATAGCAATAGTCACTGCATCAGATGTACCATAGTTTAGAGTCTGATAGTTTGCTTGTTGTAAGAAACAACCTGCTAATGACCAGTTTTCTAATACTGTTGGTGTATTGATACCGTTACCACCGTCTAAGATTTGAATTTCAGTTTCAAATTTATAATCTCCACCTGCTGCCGCTGAAGACTGCTCATAGAAATCTAATTGACGTTGTAACTGAGCACCAACTGCTTTTGATACATTACCAGAAGCATCGTCTCTGACGTTGATAGCAAGTGTTTGCCATGTGTGTTTACCAGCAAGATAGACACGTGAGTTATACACGTTCATAGTGATTTCGTCAAACTGAACTTGTGGTCTCGCACAGTCTACTACTTGTCTAGTAAGAATAAGTGAAGAATCATCGTCAAAACCAAAATTAATAAAGTTCACACGGAATCTATATTGAAGTTTTGGCATCAACAAGTTTTGGTTAGCGCCTCCCTCAGGTTGTACCGAAAGTTTTGCTAATGTATCTGAGGCTGTTGCCATTGTTAATCTCCTGTTTTAATATATCTTAATATATATTTATCTTTTTAATTCAGAGAGGCCGAAGCCTCTCTGTATATCTTTTTTATTAAGATCCTGATAACTCACCAGTGTTGAATATTCTGACCGGAACGTAGATAAACTCAGCGGCTTTCACGGGCTCTACTGCTATGTCAATCCAAAGTTCATTTCGATCAATTCTTGCTGGAGTGTTGTTAGAATCATCACAAACTACTGAGTAGTCATATAATCCTCGTTTTGAAACTAGATCCTGGAACAATGATTCTACTACTGCTTTAATAGATTTTCTTGTTTGAGGGTCATTAGGTTCAAAGACAAATGGTCTCGCGGCTAATATTAATTGTCTACGTATGTAAGCAACTAATCTTGCTACGTTTACTCTGTCTAATGCAGATGATGAATCAAATGAAGTTTTGTTACCATAGTTCAATAATCCATTACCTGTAAAGAATACCATTGGGTTAATAAAGTTAGTGTATAACACATCTCTAATTCCAATACGTGTTCTGATTGAGTTAAACTCGCCTTCGTCATCGATGTATCCGATGCTTGTAGCATTATCGATTATACCACGTCTAGTACCTGCTGGTGCTAACCAAGGATAAGCAATATTGTCATTACGCAACATAGTTCTGACCATCATGTGTGATGAAGGAACAGCAACTAAGTTACCTGATAGATCACTAGTGATACCTGATGGGTAGAATAGACCCATATAAGTATTTCTACTTACAAGTCCATCTTCACCTGTAGTTGTTGCACCTGCGGCGTTAGTTGCCCAAGCCTGAATTTCAGTTGCATCATCTTTCAGTCTCATTGGTGTATCACCAACAATGTAAGAAGTCTCACCTCTATCAGAGTTCAATGCGATCATGTTAGGTTGTAGTTCAGGATAACCCGGTGTTGCTTGTAAGTTGAAGTAGTTATCTTCGTCTCTAATTGCAACGTTAGAGTCAATTGCTGAACGTAATGCTTGTGTTACCATTGCTCTTTGTGCCTTACGACCTGCATTCATTGCACCGTTAGATGCATCACCTGAAGCAGATACCCATGCATCTTTCTGTGTTGGTAAAGTGTCATTCGGGAATCTGTCGTTGTTAAAGTAGTTTACACGATATTGCTTCACGTTGTATGAAGAACGTCTTGTGTTCCAAAGCAACATACCTTGTGGGTAATTTGATGATAACGGAGCATCAACATCTAAGTAATCACTTCCTAGCAATGATTTGATGGTCGGCATCGGATCATTTGCTGGGTTAGTTGTTCCGTTAGTTGCCCAACGTGCATCTTTAAACAAGATACCTTGTGGTGTAGTTTGATCTGAGTTGTCAATTAAGACCCACTTATCAGTAGCACTACCGCCACCTGTTGCTTGTACTGACTGCCATCTGTAAAGTAACGGATAGTTTTCTAAGTCAGAAGTATCTAACCAAAGATCACCGTATACTAATGGTGTGCCGTCACTTTGAGTAGTAGGCTCACTAGCAGTTACGATAGGTCCATTAGGATCAGTTGCATTTACGACTGATGGGCTAGGTAAACCATTACCATCATAACCTTGTTGGCTATAACCCTTCCAATTACCGTCATAGTTGATCATAATATCTACTTGATCAGTTGTTGAATAGTACCAGTTAGTAAAGTTGCTAGGTATTGCAGTCGGAGCACCTTCGTTTGCTGTTAATGAATCAGCACCTGAAGTTGTTAATGAGAACTCTCTCCAGTTAGACAACTGAGTTGTGAACGCATCTGCGCCTGTACCTGTACTTAAAGTATAAGATGTAACAACGCCTGCTGTAACACTTGTAACTTTTACTTGTAAGTCATTTGCTGGTGAAGCACCGCCCAAGTCTGCACCTGAGAAAGTAACTACGTCACCTACAGCATGACCTGTACCGCCGTTTACTACTGCATCCGGATCAAAGTCATAATAACCATAGTCATTAGTTACTGCGATTGATAATGCAGTACCTGACCCTGATGTAGAACTCTGAGTAGGAGTAAATGAGATATCATCTCTGAATGGTCCTGTCTTACAACCTGCTGTTGCAGTTGTAAAGCCGGCTTCTGAGAATAAACCAGAAGATACACCTGTTACGTTGTCATAATCATCTAAGATAATAACACCACCTGAAGTGTGTTGAATTTGAATTGAACCATCATCGTTTACACTTGCTGAAGTGTAAGGAATGTTCGCCGCTGACCATGCAGTTACAAAGTCAGATGCATCAGTTGCATCACCCAAGTTAAATGTATAAGGGGTACTTAATGTTTGTGAACCTGGAGTTGAAATCTGAACTCTTGCTACATATGGTCCTGAAGTAAAGTCTGGTGCAGTGTTTGTACCATTAATTACTGTTGCACCTGTTGCTACTCTATAGAAGTAGTATACTGGAGCCGCTGTGTACTCACCGTTAAATCCATATTGTGCATAAACACTTCCTGCTGGAATTGCTTGTCCACCTGTTGAGTCTGCTGAATAGATTTGTGCCCAATCAGAGTCTGCAAAAGTAGGTGTTTTAGCAGTATATGAAGATGATGTAGAATCATATTCAGAAATTACTGGTTGTAATCCTGTTCCGTCAACCTTAATCCATACAGAGCCAGTCGGAGCAGGCTGAGCCTGTCCTGATTGCCATAATGGCTGTTGAGCAGATGTACCATAAAATGCTCTTGGTTGGAAGCCAGTTACGTTAGTACCTGTAAATCCTAAGTCTGTAAAGATAGTACCTGTTGCGTTAGCAAATCTAATGTAGAATGGTACGTTTGAACTACCTTGATCTCCACCTGTCTGTGAAGAATAAACTTCAAGTTTGTTATCAACTACTGCCGCTGAAACATATTCCCAACCTAATGAGTTAATGTCTGCCGCTAACTGAGAAATAGTGTTGTTAGGAGCCGCTGATACAGTAAGTTGTGCTAAGTTTGTACCGTTAACGATCAAGTCGATTGTATCGCCTTGTGTTAATGTAGGATTAGAAGTAGGACAAGTGATTGAAGGCCATGCCTTGAACCAGTCTACTGAATCTAAACCAACCCATGTATTCTGACGATTCTTGTACCAATATGTAGGTGCATTGTCATTGTTAGGGTTTCTATAATTAGGTATAGCAACTACTGCATAGTCACCGATATTTCCTACTGATTGTAGAGGTGTACCTATTGACACTAAAGTAGAGTCAGAGATAACGATTGGTGCTTTTGCTGTAAATGCTCCTGTTGTTGAATTAAACTCATTGATTCCCCATGTAGAAGAAGTTGTGTTTAACCAAAACGAACCGTTTTGTGGTGCCCCTGTTGGACGACCTGTTGATCCTACTAAACTTGCTAGATCAACGTCTGCTCTTAATACAAATACTTGATTTGAAATACCAAGTGCTGAGTAAGCCGCTAATAGTCCATATTCATTTAACTCATAGCCTTGCAACGGAGTACCGTTTGATGCTGTGTAAAAGAATGGGTTACCATATAAAGTAACTAGATCACGTTGAGAAGTTACTCTGTATAATTTACCTGCGTTTGCGGCTGTTGTGGCTGCCGCAGTTGCTGTTGATGTTGGATCCGCTTTATCTTGTGCTGTTGCTAACAAGAAGAAGGGAATCGATGCTGTTGCGCCTGGCAAGTATTGACTTTCATCAATGATGCTTACTTCTACGCCTGGTGATGTTAGTGCCATAATAATATTCCTTTTGTATGATTTTGAGGGTTACACCCTGATTGTTTTTTCATACTATTATTTATCTTGTTGCACAAAAATTTATGGTTTAACATACCTTCGAAGGCATTTTTATAAATACAGTTATGAGTTTACCTAGACCAATATGTAAGATTTGCAACAGAAAAGTTTGTGCCGTAAACTATATTAAGAACGGCAAACGACATTATAGAAGTATGTGCAATCAATGCGGTAAAGTAAACAAAACAAGAAAGCCCATATATCTTTGGCAAAGAGCAGGATATGAAAAACAAGATAATTGTTTTTTATGTGGATTTAAAAGTTTATATTCTACACAAATGGTAGTGTATCATATAGACGGAAGACCTCAAAATACAGATTTTACAAATTTAAGAACGATATGTTTAAATTGTATTGAAGTTGTAAAAAGAAAACATGTAATGTGGCACAGGGGAGATTTAACTGTTGACTATTAACTCCATATGTTTGTGCAATTCATCGATTGTACCATTATTGTCAACTTGATAATCATAATCTAATCCGACACTACTATACTCACTAGCATGAACTCCTAAATCAACTAACCTTGCTAGTGCTTGAGGGTTTTCGTAATAATTATAATCGACTGCATCATTTAACCATGTAGGTTGTTCGCCTCGATTGACTCTGACTGTAGTTCCACCTGCATTTTTAATTGCTTGTACCTCATTTTTAAATCTACAATCAGTAATAACTACGTTATCTTCTATTTTACGTAATTGATTTTCGATAGACGATACCCAAATATCATTATGAAATGATCGTCTACCTACTTCAGTTCCCCAATACTGTAATACCCAACGAGGAGTTAAATGAGGCATGTCTAATCGGTTTGCCCACCACTCGTCAACTTCTTCTCGCCACTCTCTACTAGATTGAGTTGTACCTTCTAGCATTTCTCTGTCCCAGCCAAAGATAGCAGATACGCAATCTTTTAGAGGACCTGCATAACTGAGTTTTCTAAAACCATGAAATCTGATAAGATAGTCAGCCGCAGTGTCTTTGCCACTGCCGATAAGTCCTGTAATACCTATAATCATATTGGATAGTCCTGTAGTAAAGTAATAATATTATACAGGATTTATAAAAGAGTGTCAAGTATTTTATTGAACAATTTTCCCAGAATATTTGTCAATCGTGTTTGTGTATATGTTGTGGTCATAGGGTGTTATAAACATTCGTAAGATTTTCTGTTTGGGGACATGTTTTAATGGAGGACAAAATCGGTATAATAATTGCCATTCTTGGTCTAACACATATTTCCAATGTTTGTAATTATATTCGATATCTTCCATTATACCGTACTTATAGCCTTCCATATATTCTAAAAAAGAAATTATTCTTTTATGTGCAATGTCAATATATGTTTTTGTTTCTAATGAAGGCTCTCCATAACCACGGTCTACTATTAGATCAGGTTCAGATGTATATTTTCTAAATGTTTTAAACCCTAACCCTTCTAATGTTTTTTCTTGTAAATCATTTTTACTAATTCCTATAAAAGGTTTCTTAGTTACAATAGGTTTCCAAGTTTTTTCTGTAGTAGCATAAATGTTATGTTCCCAAAAAGGACGAACTTCCATTTCTTCATTTACTTCTTCAGTATAATATTGCCAGTGAGGAGGATTAGGATTATCAAACCATGTCTCAGGCATAACAATTAATGATGCATCATTCCATTCATCGGGAAAAAGATAGTTAGCAAGGTCAAAACTATTTACTAAACCTTTTTCTGTCACTTCAGTGAATCTATCTCCGGGCAATGTTTTTTTAAGTTGATTATAAATTTTTACTAAGTCGTCTAATGTTAAATTTTCATCGATAGCATCTAATATTGGTTGATAATCTTGTGTATCGAAATCTTTAAAAGGGTTTTCATAATTGTTTAGTGTATTTGTTAAAGAATAATCTAAATGTTCAAGTGTATTTTCTTTTAAAAATTTATACAACAAAGGTAGTTTGTGGGGTCTACCTGAAATGTCTCCAATTAACCAAAGTGCTTTACGATCTTTATTCTGAAAAGTATCTAACCAACTATTGTTATTATCTAATCCATAACTTCTTTCTTCTGTTCCTTCGGACCTTAGTAAAAAATATCGAGTGTTGTGTCCAAAGACCATATAGTGATCAGGCAATTCATTTATGTTAACTCTAGTTCCTTCATGTAGTAAATACACATGTGTTAACTTGGGGAACATTTGACTTGTGTGTAAATATTCTAAAGTCTGCTTTGTCCATTTTGTATAATCCCAGCCACATTGTGGCTCATACAACATAAAACCAATAATTAAATGTTCGATTTGTTGAGTGTCATATGGTTCAGCAGAATCGATGTGTCCATTGAATGGTATATTGCGATCATGTCCGCATTCTACATTAAGACACCAAATTGATTCTGTAAGTTGACAACTATGAATCGTCATGCAATGTGATTAGCCCTGTATCCAAGTAAGAGGTTGTGAGTAATCTACGTAATCACGCAAGTCTTTAAGACATTTTTCTTGCCCTGCTAATCCTTCAGCCTTCATTGCCGCTCCATTAAGAGCAGTGCCACCTGCAGGGCCTGCAATAGTTGAGAATTTTTCACGTGCTTGGCCAATAGAAATAGTTACAGTTGCTAATGTAAAATCTTCAATCCAAGGTGCAATGCCCGGATCTTGCAATAAAGATGTTTCTGGGCGTTGGATGTCAGCCCAAATAAGAACTTGTTCACCTGATCCTTTGAAGTCTCTAACAAATCTAATTGTTTTAGTTACTGGATCAAAAGTATAGATAACAAATCCACCAAACATTCTAGCGGCAAGTTCTACATACCCTGCATAGAAGTCATATGTTGCTAATCCACCTGCATAATTATAGTTTAACAAGTAAGTGTTTAGAATAGCAGATGAGAATGGATCGAATGATGATGCGGCTGGACCAGTTTCAAGACCGATTGTACGTCTGAAACATTGCCTTACATTAATAAATTCAGTAGGAAGTGTGTATGTATCAATATCTTTTTCTATTGTCAATAAAGTATAAGATTCTTGTACTGAATTCTCTGCACGTTGTCTATATGTTTTAATGCAATAGTTATATGCGGCTTCATAATGTTCTGGATCTAATTCTAAGTCTACAATACCGTCGCCCAACCTATAACGGATGTTGTCGAACATATTTTCTTTTAACTGCTCGAGGTTTTCTCCGTTTGGTACTGCTAGTTGTTCTGATGACATATTGATAAATTCCTATTTCTAGTATTTATCAGTCTAAATGTTTTTCTGTTTTATATAATTAAACAAATCAGTGGCTCTGGATAGATGTGCGTCTGCTCCATGATGGCCATATTTGGCATTTGGGTTAATCATTCCTGCTTCTTTATATTTTTCATAGAAACCATACTTATTGTCTCTATACATGTAATAACGTTTGGCATCAATTTTTGACAAATAAGGTCTTAACCATTTCATATTTCTATTGTTAAAAGCAATACCAGAATTTGTCATTAGATATCTGATATTTTCTGCTTTGAAAAAATATTGCAATGATAAAGCATCCTTGGCAGTCAGACATTCAGTATAAATTTCTGAATATACCAAAAATCTTTGTGCTGTTAAAAACTGTTCTTTTTCTTGCGGAGCAACATGATGTGGATCTGTCATTGCATTTACTTGAACTGAACTTAAAAATGATGGGTCTGCCCAATCAGCACAAGTATCTTGGTCAATACCTACATCGTGTGGAACAGGTGCTTCTATTCTACAACTCTCTGCCCAATTGACTAAAACAAAAAGGTTGTTTGCTTTATTTGACACTAAATCTTGGTTAAGTGTAAACCAATTTAGTACACTACGATGTATAGCACCATTAGAAGAACCGTTCCTTGCAATATTGATGGGAACATGATCCATCATTTTTGCTAATTGGTTACCAAAACTTGCTTGACGATTTTCTGGGCTTGATAAGTTCCCATCTATTTCCGAACCAGCGGCATGACTACACCCCGCAATCAACATATAATTTGCCATATAATTAAAACGCCTTTAAAATAATCATTGAATCGTTAAAACGACCCTTCGGTTGAACACCGACTGCTTTAATATCATCAAAGAATTTACGTGCCGCGGGCTTACTGCCCATAATTTCTTTTAATTGTTCTTTGGGTTTACGTAATGTCTTAATTGCACTCTTAGACTTGTCAAATCCATACAAAGTGTTTCCTTTAACAAACATTTCTCCACCAAGATCGTCTGCGATATAGTGATGAAGTTTTCTTTTAGCAGTATCATAGCACCATGCTTCTTTAGACAGATGCAACTCTGTGGGTCTAATGCTTTCTAATTTTAAGTTAGTTGTTTCGCATTCAAACCTTTTCTGATATTTTAAACTTCTAGTTGCTTTTTCAGGAGTGATAGGTTTAGTTTTACGTTTAGCCCTATTTTTAATTTTAAGGGCTTGATATGAATTTAATACTCCAATCATTGCATCATAGGCGCTGATAATACTTTTAATTTTTCTTTTATTAAAATGACTATATGCTTCAATTAATTGTTCATCTTTCCCTTCAATAACTTCTTTAAATTCTTTTTGTTCAAATGTATAACTTTCGACTAGTTGAGGGATATGATTTGGTAAAGGATTGTATGTGTTTAATATTCTTAGAATAGCAGTATTAAATTTAGCATCAACTTTTATTTCATCTTCAAACAGTTGATCCATAATGCCATCGATCTCTCCACCTGCTTCCATTAACTTGCCAAGCATGATTTCTTGTATAGAAGGACGATTGGGTTTGTCTTTTGCTTTTTCTTCTTTTACTTGAGCAATCTTTTTACCTTTCTCTAACCATTCTTCTTTGAGTTTGGCAATATGATTTATATGCCCTTCTGGCATGTAACCAACTCTATTTAAAAAATAGACTGATGTACCTGTAGAATTAAAGTTCCAGTCTGGGTTCCTAAGAATAATTTCGATTTCTTCTTCGGTGTAGCCAGATTCTTTTTTAAGCCAAGTCTTAAATTCAGTTAGTCTTTTCTTATCACTGATTTCTGTACGAATAAAGTACTGGCAGTCTTGGTATGCTTTTGCCTGGCCTTCGGGGTCTTCGATGTTTTTGTGTTTTTCCCAGTCTGGCTCAGGGGTCAGATAAACTGTTTTTTGCTTACGTCTAGCCATTTTGTCCCTTAATGAAATGAATGTTCATACTTAGTGTTCGCATTGTACATCAAATAATTTTTTAATTCAACCTCTATTTACCCAAATTCTGCGTCTCATTGTGTTGAGATAAATATATATATGCCAAGATTAAGTTTATACCGGGAACAGAAACAAAACGATTACCGTTTTTTAGACAGAAGTATTTCTGAGCAGTTGACTGTTGGCGGTACTGATCTCTATGTCCATAAGTATGCAGGCCCGATGGATCAAGGACCTTCTGCTGATTTTACACAACCTCAATATAGTTCTTTAGACCCAACAAATATACAAGATTTGTTGTTTTTAGAGAACAGAGACAGAAAATATGAAAAGGATATTTATCGATTACGGGGCCATTATAACGTACAAAACTTAGACTTTGATCTTAGTCAGTTTGGTTTATTTTTAAGTAATGATACTATTTTTATTAATGTTCATTACAATGACATGATCGATATCATAGGCAGAAAGTTAATGGTAGGTGATGTTATCGAATTACCTCACTTACTAGATTACAATCCATTAAACGATGATGCTACAGAATTTCCAGTAGCACTAAAAAGATTTTATCAAGTTACAGATGCTAACTATGGCAGTGAAGGTTTTTCACAAACATGGTACCCTCATCTATGGCGTATCAAATGTGAAAAATTAGTAGATAGCCAAGAGTTTCAGGATATCTTGCGTCAACCAACTGACAAAGACAATTACTTAGGTGATTGGGATAAAAACAAAACATACCCTGCAGGGTATACAATGACATTTGGTGACAAAAATTATATTGCATTACAAGAAGTACCTGCAGGAACAAAACCCGGTGATACTGATCCGGATCCGTACTGGGAACTGGATACAGGTAAAACACTTAAAGATGTTCTAGGTCGATATAATGAAAATATTAGAATCAATGATGCTAATTTAAAAGAAGCCGCACGTATTGTACCGAAGGCCGGGTATGATACATCTAATTTATATGTCGTACCTGGCTATGGTATCTTTGAAGCAAACGGTGTACCATCTGACAAAGAAAATCAACCCGCACCTCCTGTCGATGTACGTTCATGGATGCCCGGTAATAGCCCATTAACTGCTACTGGTGAAGTCATTACTATGAAAAGTGACAAATACAAATATGAATCTACTGGTATAAGAATACCAAAAGAAGTCATTGACGTAATGCAAGCCAAACATGGTGAACAAGATATAGACTTAGAAGCAATGATAGCAAAGTTTGTACAAGCAAACTTATCCATTGCAGTTGAAGCACCAGAAATGTCATCAACTGGCTCAGGTCAGATGGAAGGCACAAAATTATTAACAGTTAATATAAGTGGTCCTGTAACAGGTCCATATGGTACTGCTGATAACACTTACGCAACAGCAGATCAGGATCCTACTCAACCAGGCTTTACAGGTACAGAACCATATGGTCCAAATACAATGGACTATCGTGCTGATTGTGATCCTCGTTTTCAATACATAGCAAGATATACTCCTCGTGACTTTGGTTATACATCAGGTTACTTAACAGGAGAAGGTGCTCCCCCTAATGGACTCCCAGCAGGTGCAGGTATTTCGTTCCCGCAAAGTCCACAAGTTGGAGATTATTTCTTACGTATAGATTATACACCTAATGTGTTATATCGTTGGAACGGTACTTTATGGTTAAGAGTCAGTGAAGATGTAAGAACGTCTACAGGCTTTACTAGTGATGACACATCACAATTATCTGGATTCATTAATAATGATGATACGATATATAGTAACAACGATGAAGCAAACGTACCATCTGCTCAAGGACTAAGTGGTATCTTAGATTTGGAACCAGATGACAATCCACCAAGTGACGGAACATAATGGCACAATATTTTTACGACAATCAAATAAGAAGATTTTTACTACAGTTTGCTAAAATTTTTAGCAACTGGTATGTGACTTCAGGTACTGATCCTAACGGCAATCCTATACTCGTTAGAGTACCTATCCAATATGGAGATGCAAGTAGACAAGCATCAACAATTATTGCAAACAACTCTGCAAGTAATTTACCTTCTGCACCTTTGATAACTTATTTTATTAATGGATTAGAGTATGATCAAAGACGTACACAAGAGCCTTACTTTGTAGAGAAACAAAATGTACGTCAAAGAGATTATGATCCTACTACAGCCGCTTACGGAGAGACACAGGGTCAAGCATTTACTGTTGAAAAGTTAATGCCAGTTCCATACACACTTAGATTACAAGTAGACTTTTGGACGACTAACTATCAACAAAAATTAGAATTGATTGAACAATTAGGAACATTATTCAATCCGTCATTAGAAATTCAAAATACTGATAACTTTATTGACTGGACATCTTTAACAGTTGTATATCAGGATGGACTTACATTCTCATCTCGTACTATACCACAAGGTACAGGTAATCCTATTGATGTTATGTCATGGAAATTCTACTTACCCATGTGGTTAACGACATCTGCCAAACTTAAAAAGTATGGTGTTATTAACAAGATTATCACTTCTATCTTTGAAGGTAAAACACAAGAAGATATGAAAGATGATGACCTGTTATTAGGTACAAGACAAAAGATATCTCCATATGGTTATCAAGTATTATTCATAGGTAATTCATTACAGTTATTACCGCAAGATCAACCAGATCAACCTTCTAACTTCTCATTAGATAAGCCAGTTAATCCAGACACTGACTTGTATTGGTCATCTATCTTAAACATGTATGGTGCATACCGAGGAGGTATTTCACAAGTTGCATTACAAAATCCATATATGGATACAGAGATTATGGGTACAATTGTTATTGATCCTCTTGATGATCGTTATCTAATTTATAATGTCGATGAAGATACATTACCACAGAATACATTAGACCCTGTAACATCAGTTATTAATCCTCAAGTATCAGGACCAAACAACGGACTCCCCGGGCCTATTCCTAATGTGAGATATTTGTTAACACAAGACATAGGTTATCAAACTTCATCATGGGGAACAATTATAGGTAGTCAGACAGGTACATCAACGTTACCTGAATCTCAAGTTGCAACAACAATGACCCCTGGTACACTGTATCAAATTGCTACTATAGGTACAACTGATTTTAGATACTATGGTGCTCCGAATAATAATATAGGCACCCAGTTCACAATGAATAATGTACAACCAGAAGGCACAGGTACTGTATACACTGTAGTAGAAGCAAAAGCAAATGACATTATACAATTTAACGCAGACATTATGACTTGGTTTGTTGCGTTTGATTCTGTCATCAATGAAGATGAACTTGAATATGTAACTAACTTAACTACAGAAATTCAATATCGTTGGGCGGCTACACCTTCTGATTCAACTCAGCCCGGTTTGCCTGCACAATGGATGAAGTCTTACGAAGGTTATTACAACGAAGGCGATTACAGTATAGTTATTTAAGAGGTACCTTGTCACCTACTAAATAATTGTATGGCGATTATTATAAATCAATCTGCTGGTATTTTCTTTTATTGTAAATCTACCAAACGATCTCTATATCTTTTAAGAAATGAATCTAAAAACCCTACATGGTCTATACCAGGGGGCAAGATTGAAAAGAATGAAACTTTATTAGCAGGATTAAAAAGAGAATGTTTAGAAGAAATCTCACATTGGGACGATGATTTTAAATTAGTTCCTATCCAAAAATTCGTCAATAATACATTTGCATATCACACCTTTTTTTGTGAGATTGAAAAAGAATTTTCCCCAATTCTTAATGACGAACATTGTGGGTATGCTTGGGTAGGTGGTGACAAATACCCAAAACCTCTACACCCCGGATTATTCTCTACAATCAATATCGATAACGTAGTAGACAAGTTATCTAGTCTAAAGAACTTATAGAAAGCCCTCAGAGACGTTCTAAGACGCCACAAAACATATAGTAGTGTCTTTAGATGTCTTCAAATAACGTTGCTCACAGGCTACGTTATGCGGTTTTATGTAGCCTGAAGGCTACATACCCAAAAAGAAAGGGCGACTAGCACCCTTTCTTACCTAAATAACTAAAATTTAGTGCGACATCCAAAACTCAATGACTGAATAGCCTAGAGTTCCTGCCACCATACCTGCTCCGATAAGCATCCATCTCCAACGTTCTAACGCAGTAATTTTTTGCGCCATATTGTCGTGTGACTCTTGGTTTGACTTTTGGAAGTCAGTTAAGAGTTTGTGAGTTGATGCCGTGCCTTCTTTAATTAATGTTTCACATTCTTTAATATCATGTTTAACATCATTTAATGCAGTATCAAACTTTTCATCCAAGTTTTTAAATTCGACTTTGAGAACCGCAATATCAGTGTCGTACTGTTGTAATTGCTTTTGTGCGTTACTCTGTGCCATTTATAAACCCCTCAGATTATAAAGATTCAACTGTTACAATCGGGTAAGGTTGACCACCGTATGTATCTGCAGGATATGCTGTATTGAAAGATATGATGTAAGGGTTGCCAGAAAAGTCTAATGCACGTCCTGATCCTTTAATTCTTTCTAATCTTACAGTACTTAGATCGTCTAAAGTTACAGTAACAGTCATAGTGTTGTCTGCTAATGCACCATCAGCCGAATCCGCTAAAGTACAAATACCTTGGTTTCCGGAACCATCATCAACAAGATACTTTCTAGCACCTTTTTGTCTGATAATAAAGCCGTCGCCTTCTATGTTAGAGCCTACTTTGCATCTACATACAGTTTGAGGCCCTGTCTGAGTTGTGTTACCAGCAACAATACGGTAAGTGTTTGATAAACCTGCCGGGTTGTTATAAGTGGTATCAACATCAGAATTTTTCGATGTTTTCATTGGTCGTCCCATTTTTTGATCTCCTTTAATATTAGTGAGTGACGTTCTAGGTCTACGCGGCGGGCACCGCATAAGTCTCGTTTGATGTTATCTTACAAAACAAGAACATTCATATGTATTTATAGTTTTTGCGTAAAAACGTTGGATTAGAGACGGCCGACTGCTATCTCAATAACAGATACTTCATTAGTTTCTTTGTCTTCGATAGCCTTACCTATAGTCATTCCAGGATGCATTATAGTAACAACATGATACCAAGCAGTTGCACCGCCTTCTCCATTTGCCACCATTATGTCACCTTTTTCACATGTACCTGTAACCTTACATGGTACTCGACCTTGTAGTGCAATAGCAACTTTGTCTCCAGGACATTCTGCATTCATAATATATGCAGGATTAGTTGATACGACACCTGCTACTCGTTTGCTACCTACTTCATTAGAAATGTGTACTTCTTTAGTGCCACCAAACGATACAACAGTACCTGCTTCGTATACTTCTTCACCTTCGTAGTATTCTGCTAAGTCAGCATAAGTTGCTTGTAAACGTGAACCGCCACTTAATAACCAATTACCTTTGATATAAGCGGTTGTATTTTCATCAGATGTTGCCGGGTCATTTCCAGCATGTAATTCTCCAGTGAATACTTCATTGAATATACCGCCTGCACCTACTATGTTACCTGTTGCAGAAATATGTACTTCTTCTGTGCCACCTTTTTGAAATGCAGACCAAACATTACCGGGAGTAGTATTTGATGTTGCTTGATTATTTAATTGGAAAGCATCATATACATTAGCGGGTCCTGCTGAGCCTTGTAGTCCTAGACTTGTTAACTCTGTAAGAGTTGGAGTGCCTACAGCAGGGGAATAACTATTGTTCCAAGTTGCTGTAAATTTACCACCAGTTGCTTTAAATTCTGTATCTCCTACTATACCACCAGACGTTCCTCCGACTAACGTAATACTTGAGCCTGGTGATGCGCCGCCCGTAACATTGAGGTCAACAGTTGCAGTACCCGGTGTATCAAGACCTACAAGATTACCTGTAAATTGAGTAAGATTATCGACACCAAGATTAATATCATTTTCAACAATAATAGTGCCATCGACTCTTAAGTTTGCAACTACAGTTGCGTTGCCATTAATAGTTGCGGCTTGAGTAACAATATTTGCAGTAGTAATGTTTCCAGCATTTAAGTTACCAGTGATATCTGTTCCACCGTCAATATTTGCATAGGTAGCCGAAATACTTTCTGCTGACATGTCTTGTTCAAAATGACCATAATTACCAACAATATTACCTGTTGCTACGATATGAGTAGGTGTTGATGATGGGTGACTAGCAGTCCATGTGGGTCCCGGAGTAAGTAAATTACTACTTGACTGATTTAATTTAAGGTATGCGTTTTCTGTAGTGCCATCTAAATCATAACTTTGTAGACCATCCATTTTTAAACGCATCTTACCAGGCATACCCGGTACAATACCATCAGTATCTATCAGTGCATCAAAGTATTCTGTTTCTACCGTTGCACTTACTGGTCCTAAACCACTGTTAATACCTACGAATGAATGTTTGTTGTTAACAAAATCGTGGTGTACGTAACCGTTTGCACCACCTTGCTCACCTGTTACAAACAAATTACTAGTTGCGGCTTGGATATTACCAGTCAATCTAATATTAGATGATGTTGTCTCTCCAGTAAATGATATGCCAGAAGCATTAGATGTAATTTGCTGATCACCAACATAAATTGTAGTTCCAGACAAATATAAATCATTAAATCTATTTGTGTTATTACCTAAGTCGTATGTAACATTAGCATCAGGAGTAATGTTGCCTGATACTTCTAAACCATTAAGTGTGCCAACACTAGTAATGTTTGGTTGTGATGCTGTTGCTAGAGGGCCTTCTAATACAGTTGCAGTTAATGTACCTGTAGACTTATCAAATGTGAGACCATTGTTGCCTGCTAATGATCCAGCATCGTTAAATTGAACTTGTGTGTCAACACCTGCTGGGGTAGTTGCTGGCGCAACCATTACACTGTTAATGTTAGTGCCACCACCTGTAATTGCCGCATAACCTGACAAAGCAGTGTCCCATGTCATTGTAAGGTTATTAGCATCTACATATTCTATCGTTGGATAGTTATAACGACCGTTGTATGAAATGCCACTGCCATCGATTGCTTCGACACCCACATATCTTCTGTTGAGACCATGATTAACATTCCAAACAGTTGCGGCTACAGTCTGTTCATGTAAGAAATAACCACCGTCTGGGTTAGTCCAACTTAAGTTACCTGCTCCGTCTGTTTTAAGAATATAATTTGCAGTACCGCCGTCTATTTGTACATTGCTTACATCACCTAAATCAGATGCACCTGAAACTGTGAGTGTAGTTAAATTACCTGCAATACCAGATAACGTTCCACCAGTTGCTGTTATATTACCAGCACTTAAATTACCTGAAACATCTAATGATGTTAAAGTACCAACACTAGTAATGTTTGATTGTACTGCACCTGAAACTGTACTTGCGATTGCGGCTAAAGGTACTGTACCTGTTACGTTTGCTCCGGCAACAGTATTAGCAGTTGCGGCAAAGTTAACTTCACCTGCAACGTTTGCACCTTGAACATTTGAAATGTTGCCTGCATCACCTGATAAAATACCAACAACGTTACCTACGAATGTTTCTGCCGCTATTCTATTAGTAAATGTTGTATGAGTTGCGTTTGATGTAATTTCTTGGAAGCCTAATGTGATAGACGATCCTGATAGATATAAATCTCTAAATCTATTTGTGTTGTTTCCTAAATCATATGCTATGTTTGCATCAGGAGTAATGTCTCCTGCTACTTCTAAACTTGTAAGAGTACCAACACTTGTAACGTTTGGTTGTGCGGCTGTTGTTAAAACACCGGTTAATGTTGAACCTGATACATCATATGTTGCTTCAACATTACCTGCTACGAATTTTGCGTTAGCAGTATCAAATGTATAACTACCACTTACATTCAGTGGTTTATTACCTGTTGCAGAAGTAGATACTAATGCTGGGAAGTAATTTCCTGTAGTAAGATTGCCTACTACACTGTTGTCTGCTACGTTAGCATAATCAACATTTAAATTTGCTACACGTGTTGTAGAGTCTACGACAATAGGTGTCGTACCTGTTGCTACGTTTGAAAATAGTCTGGATGCTACTACTGAATTTGTAGCATTTAAGTTCCCTACATTTGCATTACCATTAACAGTTAAAGTTTTATTTGAACTAAAATCCCAAACAAAATCTCCGTCACCATCAATAACACCCGAGTTATTATATTGTACACTTGTGTTACTGCCTTGAGCCGCTGATGTGCCACCGCCACCTGTTGATGCGATTGCTCTACCACCATAACCGAATACGTTTGCTGTTAAACCTGTTGCTGTACCGATAGGTTTTTCAGGTCCTGCAACACCATTTGCATAGATTGTATCAGAAAGTACAATAGTTGTGCCTGAGGGTATTGCATTAATATAATAAGTGGTTCCAGTGTTTATTAATGTAGATCCACTATCCATATCACCAGTGAATCTTACAGGATCATTTACAGAAAATACTGATGAATCGCCAATTGTAACTCTTTTAGTTACTGTATTTGATGATGCAACACTTGAAAAAGCATACTCAGTAAATGCAGAAGTGTCTACTGGTGTTAATAAATTTGTGTCAGAGTATAATGTAAACGTAGTTGAAGATTGAACGTTAGCATAATATGTGCCGCCGTTTAATTCTGTCATACCTACAGCATCTGTAATTGTAACTTCTTGTCCGTCTGTTAAAAAGTTTTCTACAGTTGAAGTAACTTCACCTGGGTTTGCTTTTGATACATTTTCGATGTATGCTGTAATTGTGCCTTTAGGTGTCCAAGATAAATTACCTAGACCATCTGTTTCGATTGTATAGCCAACTGAGCCGCCGTCTATAGCAACATTACTAATCTCTCCTAGATCAACTAATCCTCCGGCGTCTCCGCCTCTATTGACCCAGTTATTGCCGTCAAATGCTAAGACTTGTCCGTCTGCAACTGTACTATTTGATATGTTTAAGTTACCGACTGATCCGTCGATTTGACTGAATGTAATATCAGAGTATGAAGTTAAAACTTCAATATTTTCTAATCCACTAGTAGTTTTACCTATAAAGACTCTTTTTGCATCACTGGCAAAACCGATTTCTGCTTCGTCTAATTGTGGTAAATCAACTAGGTTACCAGCCCTTTGTTGAATTTTAGAGATTTGTATAATGCTCATAAGTCTAATCTTTTCCTTTGATTATACTTATTTATCATTGATTTTAAATCAATGTGGCATTTTATCAGATGTACTTAGTGTAGTATTCTTCTAACTTCTTTAGCCATTGTTGATGATACTTATCAAACTCATTGCCTTCTACAATAAACTCTTGGTATTCATAGTCTTTGCTACACATAAACACGACACCTTTCTTAATCTTTGTGCCATATAAGATGTTGTGTGCATCTGCATATGCGGCTAACTGAATAAAATAATCATCAATCCATTCACGTTTCTTGGGTCTATTCGTTTGCTTGTGATCCATGATTGCTTCATCACCTTTATGCAAACCAACTAAGTCAGTTGTACCTGCATAGATTTCAGGATAGTATAATGTAACTTCAGTTCCCCAAAATTCTTCACAGTTTACTAGACCTTTGTCAACAATTTCTTGTGCCATAATATGACTTTGTTTGCTGTATGGATTAGATCCGTATTGCCCCATGTCTCCAGTGTCACTTAACACATAGTTTTCTAACCATTTATGCATACGTGTTCCGCGACCTGCGGCTTCAGTAGTGATCTCTTGTGCTTTTTTATGTCCAACTCTGTTACGCCATTCTTGTAATGATTTTTTCTTTTCTTCAGATTGTGTAGCAGATAAGATAGTCGTTACACTAGGAAGTTTACCTCCGTCTGGTGTAAGATATTTACGTGAACCATCAAAGTTTTTCTTTTTTAGTTCTTGGTATGGATATTTTTGTGTTATCATTATGGCCTCATATGATCTGTTTCTGGTTTGCCTGCCCAGTTTTTATTTAAATAATCTAATCCTAATTCATGGAAGTAATATACGTTTCTACAAAATTCAAGTGGATAAAAATTTATAGTATTAGTATGGTTATATTGTACATCTTTTTCCGTTTCTGGAGTATGTATTAGTATATCATGTAACTTAGCATGGTTGCAGTCAATCACTTCGATTTCATCATAACGTTTTTCTATTTCTTTCCAAACATAATCTGCAAGATGTTTATGTCCTTCTACTGTTTCATGTAAACAAGGCGTCTTGTCAAAATCTTGTGTAACTTCATTAAAATTTCTTAATTTGCCAGAGTGTAATTCTAATTCATTTATCAAAATTGTCTCGTAACGTTCTATAAAATCTTGTACTACCGCTGAAGTATTTGGCATATAATCACTCATAAGATGAGGTATATTGTTTGTATCTAACAAACTATTAATACTTGTCCAACGATGTAATTTATCTTGTTCCATTAAACAATAATAGTGATCATCAGAGTTTAAAATTATTTCTTTTTCTAACTGAGAGTGAGTTCCGTAACCATCAACAATATGAAAATGATGGGGAGGCGCGCCGGCATAGGCATCTGCCAAGTAACATTCTCTACGTGATGATTGAGTATATGCATGTATATAGAAAGGATTGTTGTCATGCAAAAGGTCTTTGTAAAAGTATTGCATCGTTCTACGAAAGACTGCTTGATTTCCCTGTCCGGGTAGAGCAAGATTAACTAGCGGAACTCCTAAACGTTTTGCAATGATAGAAGCCCAACAATCATTGATTGGATCTGCTATTCCGTGTCCATATGTATAACTACAGCCGTTAACGACTAAGTGTGATATTTTTAAATTCAAATCGTAAAACTCTCTCCACAACCACAACGTGCCTTTTCTAACGGATTAATAAATTCAAAACCTTCATTTAATCCTTGTTTTTGATAGTCTACTGTGATTCCTTCAAGTATAGTGTTAGCCTTAGGATCAATTAATATTGAAAACCCATCATATTCATTGATAATATCTTCTTCGTTAATATTATCTGCATATTCAAGTTTGTAAGCATATCCACTACACCCTGTAGTTTCTATGCCTATACGAATACCAACGCCTTTGCCGCGTTTTTCTAAATGGGCTTTAATTTTATCTTTTGCAATGTCTGTAACTTCCATACTTGTATTTAACACCTCAATATGTTATTATAAAGTAATTTATATTACGTGTAAAGTGGATTGGGTTTATATTTTAAAGGCGCCGCGATCTTTTTTCATAGCAGACTTTGCCATTTTATCAACGGTTTTTTCACTATCAGATTCTTTGTCTTTTCCAGGTTCAATGTTAACAGGTTCGTGTCCTTTGAATACTACTTTATCTCCCTGAATATTTGAAATGACACTTTTTAAAAGAGGCTTTTCCATCATTTTGTACAAGTCTTGTACGTCAAGTATAATGTCATTGTCTTGGAATGTGTCTAGCAGTTGATCAACTGTAAAGTTATCAGGATCAATGGACCCATCTTCTACATGTTGTTTTAGTTGATTGGAAACAGCCACGATACTGGCTGCCATTGCGTTGCTATCCTGAGCATCAACAAACTCGTAAAGCCTCATGTGCTTTACCTTTTTGCTCTACCGACTGGTCCTGTTGATACGTCTACGTTTACGTCTTCGACATCGCCGACGACTTCTGGAGCATTAACGTCTACTACGTCAGTTCCTTCATCACCTGTTACGTTCATTACAGGATCAGAAACATCCATACTGTCAACACCAACTTCTCCGTCACCTAAACCTGAGTCTACGTCACCGTCAAATGCATCTACAACATTTCCACCTGTAATACCTGCTAATGCTTGATCAAGTTGACCTTTAACAGATACTAAACACTGATTTAATTCTGCAAGACCTTGTCCTGCTGTTTGATCAAATGCTTGTGCTTCGTTAACACCGATTTCTGTTTGCACAGAATCTACTAATGCAGGCATTTCTTTGACTAACATATCTGAAACTTCTTCTAACATTTTCTGTACAGAATCAACCATGTCTTGTGCGGCTAAGATTACTTGTGATCTATTAACTTCTTCATTTTCTGTAATGATTTTAGTTCTAGGTGCTTCAGGAGCAATTTTGTAATGCTCTCTGAGAGCCTGCTCTACAAACACTAACTTCATATATGCTGGATATTCAGCACCAAAGTTCTGAGATTCTTTTGCTTCAGCAATTAAACCCTTTACTTTATTATGCATAGTTTGAGTCTGGATTTTGTTCAAGCCCTTGACGTTAAAATCAACTTCAAAGTTTTCTTTCAAAGCCTTGACTGCAACTTCTTGTGTGTTTAAATCATTAAGTTTCATATTAAATTCCTAGTAATCTGTCGTAGATATATTGTATTTATCTTGTTCCGTAGAATTTCTGGGTTTTTTAAACCGATTTTTTTTGTGTTCTTCAAAAATTCTACGTTGTTGTTCTTTAGATGTATTTATTAGTCTTTCTAAGTTATACACAATTTGTTTCTTGCGACCTAAATCATCCTGTAATTTAGTTAACTGTATTAATCTATGATCTAAATCCTTTGTTGTACTTTTGTAACCTCTAGTATGAACTGCAATGTCTAAATTGATGGATGCCATTTTGCCATCTAGGCTATAAACTTCTTTTGCCCTTTCAGTATTACGATTGTGAGAAAATACGCAGTATGCCATTGCATTTCTTGCATTTATAAATTCATATGATTCTTCCCAATCATTGCATGATACTTTGTACAAGTGACTGCCTTGATCTTTTCGTATTCTGTATTTGCCAAAGGCTTTGATACCAGACCTGTCGTTACTAATATAAAGATTTTTTAATTCTCTAATTAGTTCTCCTTTAAACATCTGTTTAATTTTGTTGCGAGTTTCTTCTGCATTTATCTTCTTTTTCATACGTTCTCCATAAAGTATATATTATTCAATTCAGGTGTAGTATCTAAAAAGTCAGGTAAGTCTACACTTTCTGTACCGCATTTAATCATAGGTATTTCATGGCAGTCTTTTACAAGAAAGCCTAAAGGTCCTATGTCATCATCAAACACCGAATTGTTTTGTACTTTAAAATCAAATTTCCAATAATGAAAATCTTGTATGCTTTTGTCTATTAAAAATCCAAATGAAGAATTTTCTGTGTTGTCCTCTATACGATGAGGATAATGTAATATTTCTGGGTTGCCTCGCAAACTTATGCATTGCAATATAGTATCAAAGTTTGCTTGTGAATTTCTTTGAACTTGCCATAACGTATGGTTGTCCCCAACAGGCTTTGATCTGTTGAGAACATTAGTATGAGTAATGTCAAACAATGTGAAGCAAGTTATGGTTTTCATAGTTGTATTTAGTAGCCAAAAAAAAGCCTCTAATAAAAGAGGCTTTTTAATTCTTTAACTAAAAACTTAGTTAGTGAATGTTGCTGATGCTACAACTGTTGATGTTCCACCAGTTGCTGTATCGATAGCAGATGCTAAAGTAGTTGCGTCCCAAGCGCCAGTAGGATATACTGCGATTGAAAGATCATCAGTTGCATCGTTAGTGAACTCGTAAATGTAAACAATTGCTTTCTGCTGAATTGTTAACATTGCGATGTTTGCTAAAGTTGTGTTTGCCGCGATGTCTGCTAACTCAATGTTGAAGAAGTCTAACTTCGGCCCTTGAGGCTGAACTGTTGAACCGCTTGAAACTGCGTTAACACCCGGGTTTGAATATCCAGTTGCGTCTAAACGTAATACTGGATAAAAGTCACCATTTGCTCTTGTAAATTGTGCCATTTTTCTTTTCCTTAATTTAAAGACTCGTTCCGAGCCTGTATAGTTTGTTGTCCCTCACCGTGAGGTTCATACTATTATTTATTCCGATTATGAAAAAATGCGGTGATATTATTACTTTGCGGCGAGATTTTGAGCAGAAAAGCCCATTCTATTGACAAACTTGAGTCCATTAGCAACGAAACCTTCGTGTGTTTCACTGCCATCATCTAAGTATCCTTTAACAGGACTAGCCTCTGCGGCTTTGTCTAATTGATCTACGATGTTCTGTTTTAGATTATACAATGCAATCCAAATCTTAAATGCACCCATAACACCGTCCTTGTGAGCATTGAAGTGATTAGTAATTTTAGTACGCATTGAGTCAGTCATTGGACGTTGCTCAACAAACTGAATAAAATCATTATACAAATTTGACAGGTCTTTGGCAACAATCTTTTTATTAATGAATACAGTAAACAAAGAATTAAATGCAGTACGTGCCTGTGGCGCTGAATTCATTAAGATACGAACAGCATCACCGTGTTGAGCAATTTCTGCTTCTGCTTGTGATTTCAATTTCGTGGGCATTTTAATCTTTGGTGTAATGGGCATCTTGCTAGGTACAATTGCTACATCACTATTGTTATGTAAGTTACCTATCGTACCGTCTAGTGATGATGACTCATCTGTAGTTTGTGCGTTAACTGGAATAAATGTATGCACACCTACTCCTGCTGTTTTTCCTTTTAGCATGTGACCAACTTCACTATCTGCTTTTACTTTGTATGCAATACCATTTGGATTCATTTTAAATGAGTAGTATCCGTCTTGGTCTTCTAATGGTTTTGCAAACAATAAGTCTCCCCAATAATAACCTAATGATCCTCTATCTGCTTTTTCTAATCCAGGCCATATATCATCAATCAACTGATACAAGTCTCCTCGATCAACACCTCTATTCTTATCATACTGTCTAAACTCTTGGGGAGAAAACACTTGTCTTCCTGTACCGTCTTTCTTATTGAACATATGTTTGTCCATAATAGAGAATCTACCTTCTTTATTACGTCCAAAGATAAGAGCGGGATAGCCGTCCCACTTAATTGTGATTGTACCCGGTTGTGCGATTGTTTGTTCTATTGCACTAATTGCTTGTCTAGCACCCTCAACATCGCCTAAGAACACTAAATCTTCTGGGTGATCTAAGTGTCCCTTTGCTTCGACTAAGTTGATTTTTTCTAATGTACGTAAAGTATTAGATAATGATTCACTGAGGTTCATTGTTACCTCGTTTTCAGTGATGGTATTTTTTCTGCTCTAATTGCTGATTGAGTTTTAGATTCTTTAACAGATTTCTTTTGTGGTGCAAGTTCTGTTTTATAGAAGGTTTTAGGATCCATCGCATACATTTTTGAATACTTTTGCTGTTCTTCTGCTGACAACGCATTACCACTAGAATCAGTCCACTGTTCTCCGTTATAAAAATATTCTGTTCCGCCTGCATCTTTAATTGCTATGCCTGCAGGTATCTGTACGGGCTTCATTGGTGTTTCTTTTGATTTTAATTCAGGTTCTTTTGCACCTTGGGCTTGTACTGATTTTTGTATTACTTCTGCACCTTGTGCATTCTTTGCTCCTACGGGTGTAACACCTACTGTAGAAGTTGCCGCCCAAGCACCGTCGGCTAACTGAGTTAAAATATCTCTATCAATGTTTGGCTTAGATGGATTCTTTGAATTGTTATACACATGTTCTAAGTTATCAATGATTTGATATAATACATCTTTACTTTTGGTATAATCAACATTTTGCATCCACTGACCAAACCAGTCTTTCATAAAAACACTAAGTAGTCTACCACCTGCGGCTTCTACATCTGTTTCATGTGCTTGTTCGTCTATGATACTTTCTAAGATCATATTCATTTCGACAAATTTAACCCACTCATTAAGATTACCGTTCCAACCAGGGTATGCTCTCCTAATTTCTTGTGTAGTCAAACCTTTATCAATTAAATCTTTGATACTGTGTTGTTGCCATTTCATTTTACGTTTAGTAGGTACTTTAGGCTTGTTAAAGCCGTCTGTTTCTTTACCGAAATCTGATGTATCAGGTTTGTACTCACCGTACTTTTCATGTCCTTTCATTTTAGGATTAAACATTCTTCTCATTTTTTCTTGGAAGCCAGGCATTAAACGTTGTTTGTTGTCCGGATCCATATTTCCTTGAGAGTCTGGATTATTTGGATCATCACCAGTGACTGATCCTGGACCTAAAGGCGGATTAATTAATCCTGCTCTAAGACCTGAATCGATTGTACTCAATGCATCACTAACAAAGTCTCTTACAAATAATTTGTATGCTAATTTATCTTGTTTTGTTAGTCCACCTTTAAGTCCTAAACTAGGTGCTTTTACTGTAGGGCCTCCTGTACCGCCCATGCCGCCCTGACCGCGGTATCGTTTGTCTCCAAACATCCAGTCGCCTAATTTATTTTCTTTGATAATGACTTCATCAAACTTCATTGATACTTACCCTTGATACTTTTTAATCGTCTTTGAAAAACGAGTTTTGTCTCTACCTCGGATAGCACTTAGCAGTTTCTTTTCTAACTGTTCAGCCTGAACATCATCGTAATTACGTTGAATGAATTCAATTAAATTGACCGCACTAGTAATAATATTGTTGCCACGAGACTCTACAATATGTGGGATATCTCGGTTGCTACCAAAATTTTCTAGTTCTTCTAAAAGGCTTTTAGTTTTTTTCTGCATAAGTATAATTCCTTACTACTATTTAGTCAATCGTGACCATTTTGGATATTATTTGTCTTTCAAAGTATTCAATAATGATTTTAATTTTGTACTTTGTACATCACCATTTACTCGTTTTTGCTCGGGCTCTACTTGATTTTCTACTATTTCATTAGTCTGCCCTACTTGTGATGTTGTTTTAAACTTATCCATGATAGATTGTGCAGATGGTTGTGATGTGTTATGCGTTGGTGCATTAGTTCCTGGGTCTGTAATACGCAATGTTTCTATATCGAATGCTAATTCTACTTTTTGTCCTACCCCTGAACTTGATCTTGTCTTCATTAACTGAATTTGATACTGACCACGTTCTCTCATGCTACGTGATGTAAAGATACCAAACACATTGTCTGCTGTATTGATTTTTGATATACCACCTGAGATATGACTGTGATCAAATTCAATTTCATCAACTGAACTTCTGTTTAACTGTGATGCAGTTACGAATACTAAATCAAACTCTTTCGCCAAGTTACGTAATTCTTCTGATACATATTTGTCTTTAACAAACAAGTCACTAGGACTTACTTTAGCACTTACTGGCATTAACAAATCCAAATAGTCAACGCACATAAAGTCTAGTTTCATACCTGTTTGTATTTGTAATTCTTTGACATATGCTCTCAAATCATTTACTGTAGATTGAGCAGGCATATATTTAATTCTAAAGTTACCTGCGGCTTTTTGTTTCATCTTAACTTTCATTTCAACATTGTCTAAGTCTTTAAATACTTCCTTAGACTTTGTATCAGTCAACATAGAATCGATACGCATTGCTGATAGTTCTTCACTCAATTCTAGTGTGATGTACACGCCTGATAAGCCTTGCTCTACCCAATTGACTGATAGATTTTGCATGAACAATGATTTACCTGAACCCGAACCCCCAGCAAAGATTTGCAGTTCACCTTTATTAAAACCACCATAGAGTTTTTGATCTAAGCAGGGCCAACCACATGATACTTGACCGTTGCTAGATTTAAGATGCATAAGACGAGCCCTAGGATCTTCAAAGTAATCGATACCTAAGTCTCTTTGTAATGATATTTGTACTGCATCTTTAATTAACTTTTCAACAGGATCATAATCACCTTTCTCTAACAAGTCTGCTGATGACATGATTGCTCTTTCTAATTCTTGTCTGCGAGTAAACGATTCAAACTCAGTCATAAACCATTCGTAATGACCATCGTCTAATTCATCAACTGTGTCGATTGTTTCTCCTGTTGTTGCTTTGATTTGCGTAGAGTCAGGCAATACCTTATATTGCTCTGAATGTTCTCTCATAAACTCTGCGACAGGTCTTAATCTTCTATCAAAGTTTTCTGCGTTAAAGATATTATTGACCCTAACAAACAACTCTGCATTTGTTATCATCATTCGCAAGAATAATTCTTGTACTTCTACGTTAAATTCTTTTAGCAATTTTATTCCTCATAACTTCTACTTTAATTTTGCTGTTTGTTGCGGAGTCTAATATACTTAGTAGAGTATTCAGACGACCATATTTAATTACAGCATCATTTGCATCTTTAATATCTTCTGACCAGTTAGGTAAAGACACATCAAAACCTAGTTCTAATGCTCTTTCACATATACTTAAACCTGTTTTATCCTGATCAGGAACAACAATAACACGTTTACCCAATTTGTTAATGACAGCAACTTGATTGTCATTAATTGTGTCATGTGTCAGTGCTAAACCGTTCATTGAGATAGCATCAAAAATACCTTCAAAAACTAATACGACTTCCCAACTATCTTTTTGTAAATCAGTACCAAATACATATCCTTGTTGTTGATCATTTATGAACTTAGGATTTCTATCGTCCATAAATCTTATTGTACTACCTACAACTTTGTTTTCATATGTGTAAGGGATAATTATACCCTGCGATTGTCTTCCCTCTGCATTGGGATTAACCATAAAAGGATAGTCGTTGTGTTGTAATCCTCTTTTGTTCAAGTAGTCAATGTACACTTGATGATCTTTATTAGCAGTATAAATCAACTCACCTTCTGGCATTGGCTTTTCTTTAAACGTAGGTAACTTCTGTTGTTTCTTTTTGTGTAGGATAGAATCTATCAAATCTTTGTGTTGAATAGAATGCAACGACCATTTATTAATATCTTGGTCTGGCATATTACACCATGATAAAAAGTTACGTGTGCGTTTACTAATTGCTCTGCCTAGTTTGAAACCGCACTTAAAGCCACAATTAAAACAATGATAGTTCCAATCATCACCGTCTGCTTTAATTCCCCCTCGCATTCTTTTGTCAGGGTTATGTCCATTGTGATGGCAACAAGGCGCATTGAATGAAGTCCATCCACTCTGCGTCTGCTTCTTTTTGCCTGGGACAATCGTAAGTATATCAAACATATCTGATATTATAGACGAAAATAAGAGTTAAAACAAGTAAACAGGGTAACTTATCTAGCCAAAATAGTAACTATGTTACCCACATTAGATTCAAATTTAACCTTTACGAATGGATGATAGCCGTCGATTGTATAACCTATAGTCCTAGATTCACTCTCGCCTGTTTCTGCATTACCATATGTGTGTGTTTCAATATCATAAAAGTTTGCATCAACTAAAGTTGATCCTTGAATAGTGACATTGCCTACATAATTTGCATAGTCGATTGAAGTAGTTAATACAGGATTATCTTGCGTGTTGATAATACTTGAATAAAATGTTACTGCTTCTGAATTTGCATTAGCATTTGCATTAGGAAATGGTTGATCGTTTGGTATTGTTACGTTCTGTGATGGTACAAACGAAGGTAGTATTGAGTCAACAATATTTAAATCACCTCTAGCACCTGCTTTAGAATCTACAAAGACAGGTAAATTAAGATTACCACTTGGCCATTCTAATGAATAAAAACATTTTTGCGATTCAATATCTTCAATTTCAGCCGCTGTTGTGTTTAATTGAAATATACCGTTGACATCAAGTACAGGTGTCAATGCCTTTCTGAAAAGGATTTCGGTACCATCTGAGTTGATGGCTCTAAATGATATTTGTTGACTTTCAGTTGCAATATATGACAAGTCAACAGGCTTTTGTTCCTGATTTAGAAACTGAAACTGTAATTGATTATCGACACCTTTATTTAAGGTTAATGGTTTTGAATAAACTGGCATATATTTCCTCGGGCTTGTGCCTGACAAAACCACAACGATTTGTCTGACTGTATAAGTATATACTGATGTAGTGTAAGACACAAATTTTAATCTCCTATAGAATATATTTATCTTTAGGTGCGTTTACCAAGAAATTTGACCATTTTTTTCATCGTACTAAATACTTTACAGACATGACAGATTCAAAGAAACCCATCGACTTTTTTGTCAAATTGACAGAGACTCACCCGTTTATTTCGGTGTTACAATATGCCGGACAAGACTTTGTGGGCATTGTTCAAAACCGTGATGATCTTGTTACAACTATCTATGACTATGGTGCAATAGTTGATCCTGAAAAAAGACTAAAGTTTTTAGAATTAGGAGATGTTTGGTGGTGGGAATCAAATCGTCAAATACCAATTCATTTATTTCTTAAGCAAGAGTGGGCAATGTTTAAACCTTTCTTAAGAACATTCAATAATAAGTCATTAACATTGTTGCATGGACCGATTGTGTCAATGACTGACTTCCAAAAGAAAAGAGTTAAAAGAAAATCGATTACTTTAGTAAAACGACCTTACTAAGAAACAGAAGGGAATTTAAGTCTTCTAGCCAGTTTAGCACTTTGGCGTTTCTTTTTTGCTCTGCGTTTTCTAGCCAATTCTAAACTAAGTTTACTTTGTACACGTTCTTCAAACGTGATACCTAATAGGTGATCATATTCATGTAAAAATACACGTGCTTGAATACCAGTAAGATGTTTTTCTTTAACGACTTCACCATCGATTTGTTGATAGGTGACTACGCATTCAGGTTGTCTTGGAACATGCAACCATAGATCAGGATAACTTAAGCACCCTTCTAAAAATAATTCTTTTTCTCCTCTAAGTTCATCTACTTGAGGATTAATAAAAGCCATTAACTTTTCATCTGTGCCCATGATTAATATATTTTTCATTACGCCACATTGTGGTGCGGCTAAACCAATGCCAGGATGATTAGGATTAAACATCACTTTAGTCATTGCTTTAATTAGTTCAGTTGGATCACCGTCGAGTTTAAAGTCCCAAGGCTCACAAGGTTCCTTTAATTTAGGATCGTTTTCTGGTATTAAGTTTAGTGTCAATTCTTCCATTAGATGTGCCTCTGATACTCAAACAATAACATTTCACCTTTAAGTTTTGTTCCTATTATTTCTTTTCGACCTGATACTATGTATTCTCTTTCTACTGTGCCGTCATTATATTCTATATCTAATACACGTAAATCATCACCTGTTCTATCTGGGTTTGTTTCGTAATGCATAGTAGTAAATGAATGTGCATGTATTGCTTTTACGCCTCTTGACCACTCTTCGGCCGCTAACATTTGTCTCTGTCTTTCTACTCTATCGTCATATTGACTCATCTTGCTCCTCTAATAAATTCATATGCACTACAACTAATTGTGCATATGCCACTGCATGTGACTTTTTAAACGTGTATCCTGTATTGTTGTCAATCCACACAGTTTTACTTATCTCTTTCCATGTCTTCCCAATAAGATTTCTTTTTGCTGGACGAATAATAGCCAAGAACATTGCTAATCTTGGAATACTATTAATAGGCTCTGGCATTTGTTGCATAACATCATATTGTTTGTTTAGATGCAACAACACAGATACAAAATTTCTTTCTTTTAATCGTTCCCAATTAGGCTCAGTCATAAGACTAATTAAATGTAATTCATCTTTTACTGCTTTATAGATGTTAACATTTAACAGGTCTAACTTAAAGTATCCTCTTTGATCTGCTTCTTTATAATCTAAAGAACACATATCATTTACAGGGTCATAGGGTACATCTGTTATGTATACACCAGTAGGATGTTTCTTTATTGGCTCTACATCACGCATTGCCGCAGGTACATGTTTAATCAACTTGAGTAGTTTTTCTCTATCTCCAAAGTCAATATCAATATCTGACTGTATACTCATTTAAGTCCTGCTTGTTTAAGTTTCTGATATGCACGTTGCACAACGATTGCTTGGTGTTCTGCGTCTTCTACAGCCTTGTGAGACGTTACTGCTTGACCATCTTTAAGAGATACGTTGCAAAGATCATATATTGTTCTTGTGTCTCTAATAGTGTAGAAAGGCCAGGGTATCGGCATTTCTAATTGCCTAAAGGCATTCTCTGCAACAACAATATCAAAACCAGCGCCATTAGACCAAACTGCTCTGCGATTCCAGCAGAACTTGTATAACTGATCCATTGCATCTTTAAACGGAATCCTATCTCTGTCACCCATTGCTTCATCAATTGCATCCTCACTTTGTTCTCCCCACCACCTTAATGTATCAGGGTTTATATGTCTATTTAATTCTTCTGTTTGCGAATCTATCTCAGGACGTAGTTCTAGTTTTTCTACGACTCCAGTACCCATAGGATCAAAACGAACAGCACCGATTGTTAAAATAACACAATCAGGATCTGTACTTAGAGTTTCCATATCTATCATTACGTCATTTGCCATTAGAACTCCATACGTTATCTTCGTCTTTTATTTCTTTTATTATATCATTTCTGAGGTAATTAATCAACAAAATGGAACGTTTTTTGGGTAAATGTAATGGCATAGTAGAATGCATTAAACGAGTATTGTAAAACAAGATACTACCTTTTGGCATATCATATTGTTCTGCATTCTCTAAAAAGTATTCATCATGCACGCCTTCATAGCAATCTTGTATATCCCAATCTTGTTGATGACTATAAGGAATAAGTCCAGTTGCTCCTGTGTCTTTGTCTAAGTCATCAAGTGGAATAATAACTTGTATACCACAGACATCATTGTTTTCTCTTTTATTATATTTTTTAAATCTGTGCGGTGTATCAATATGAGGTCCTACCCATCTGCTTGGACCATTGATTGTTACGATATCACTTGCATAAAATGTTGCATCAGTTAAATGCTTTTTGATTTCAGGATAGATGAGTTCATGTATCTCTTGTACTTCGTCCCAATCATCCGTGAGTTGACTCCACCATACAGCAATGCCAAATAGTTTCTTACATGCCTCTGCTTCTGCATACTGCTTCTTATGTGTGGATGCACGTACAGGGTAGAGTTCGTCCTTTCTGTCGTTTATACGTTGAATAAGGTCGTCTGATACGATATCATTTATGATATCAAAACCCCTGCCTTCATGTGATAATTGATCATTAATGATATCTTTTTTACCGAAGATACGATCATAGTTAGCGGCATAGGCTTTTTGATTTTCACCCTTTCTAGGTGCGGATCCTTTTCCGCCGTGCCACTGACTCATTGCCACCTCGTTTCTAGCCACACACGTTCTTCGTCACCTGCTAGATATATTCTACGTTGCTTATGATCTTCTTCATTAGACCAACACCAGTTTTCATTTAGTGTATCGTATGTACTGTCGTTGTATTGTGCTAGGCTCATAAAGTTTGATAATTCATGTACTCTGTCGTAATCTTTCATATCACAACTAGGTCCCCATGTATCCCAACACCAATCTCGTACTTTATTAAAATTTATAATAGAAGACAAATCAGTATGTGCTAAAGGTCTAGGATGAAAACGTTCATATCTGGGAGGAGTTTTAGTGACACAACACCACTTGAATATGTCATGTCCTTTCCATCGACCATCTAGTTCATAAAATTGTAAATGTACTTCTACTGTATTCAATACCCTGCTTGCCTCAATAACTCTTTTACTTCAACTACAACTTCTGCATCACGGTTAAATTTAATCGCCCACTTCTCAGGGTCAATATATTCTAATACCATTTTTTGTTGTACTTCATCTAACTTACTTAGAAACTCTGCACCAGACTCACTCTGATACAACGACCAAGGCGATACTCTTCCTGTTGTGACTTCATAACAGATTCTATTTGGAGCACCATATCTAAATGCATCTTTACTTTCTATCTGATCATCTTTACAAATTTCGATAAGAGTCTCCATGCTACGAGCAATTGCATCTAATGGATCTTCTTGTCTAAGATATTCAACAATAAACTTAGTGTAGTTTTTATCACTAGTCCAACTGTCAATTCTAATTTGATTTCTAAGCAACCAATCAGCATAACGATTCACATTGATACATCTTGTGTTAACACAATAATGACCGAACTTAACAAAGGCTAGATAATAAGAACTTTTAGTAAAGTCCACATAAGTTTTTTGTTTTTTGCTAGAAGTGTTTTGTGCATAGAAGTTTAACCATGCATTAAAACCTATACGATTACCTTTAAGGTTCCTATCACCATATCTGCGTTTCTGTTCACAAAGATGTTTTTCAATAGTACTTTCTTTTGCAAAACTTCTTCCGCAAAAATCGCAACCAAACTTTTTAGTTGCCGAGTTCTTTTTCGTATTCTTCGATTTCATTATCTGTAACGAGTTCACTAAGTAATTCTACCTCATCAAATTTTAATTCTGGAAACTTTTCTGCTAGATACATTTTGCGTTTGTGTTGTTCACAAAACAATTTTGCTATCTCAGTGAGTTCTCCTGCTGTTAGTTTAGGATATACTTTTTTATAGTAATCTTTTATATCTTTAGGCTTTGCAGTATCTTTTAACTTGCTTACGCCTGCTTTAATGTGAGGGATCCATTGATGAAATTGTTTACCAATGCCTGGACTCGCCGCACATAACATCAACCATTGTAATTTAGGATGATGCATTACGTTTTCATTAAACAAATGTGTGTTGGCATGATAGTCAACACTCTGTAAATAGTATTGCGACAACTCACGTTTACCTTTTACTACACTAATCCAATGTAGCATCATAAACGGAACAAACTTCTTTTGTTGTTCAGGAGTTAGTCTATCGTAATAATCATAATCTTTTTTATCGATTGCCGCTATTGCTTCAAACAAGTTGAAGTCTTGTTTTTCAAACTTTTCATCTGTTGGAGTTTTTGCTCTAGCCAAAGTAACCTCTTGCAAACCACCCTATTGCTATCGATAAGGGTGCTATAATAAACAAATCAACTATCCAGTGCAATGCAATAGACAGTGTAACTATTTCTTTCCAATGTAGTTTGCAGACATTCTTCCAATGATCAAAAGACTTGAGCATAATCTACAACTTCACAATTTCTACTAATTTCTTTAACAAAGTAGATACATCTTGGCTTGGGACCATCATCTAAAGGCACACATAAGAACTGACCGTTACGTAGTCTTGGTGCGTACCATGTTACATCTGAATAAATGTCTACAATCTCTATTGGGAGAAAGCCTGGAGAGAATGACGATAACGGATTAAATGAAAAGACTGAAAAGCCTCTGTCATTCAAAGATGAGAGGGGAAGTGTTTCTAAGTCTCCACCTTCTTCATCACCGATCAACACTTGCCAATCAACTGGCATCTTAATCTGCTTGTCACCAACTTGCAATACAACTGCTGGAGCATTGAATGACTCTAAAAAGATAAGTGGAATGTAATAGTAATCCACGAATGTAGGATTAGAATTATCTAAAATTGCAAATCGAAGGTCATCGATTTCTTCTGGTAACGTTTCTAAATTATAGTATTGGTCTTCTAATGTTAGTATTCTCATTTTGTTATTATACTGCTCCTTGCAGAATTATTCAAGTTAATCGGTAAAATCATTTGTAGTTTAATTTTTCTACAACAAACGGATAGTTTGCTTCTCTGTAGAAATGTTTACGTTGGGTTAAATGTCTTTTTGCAAAACGACAGGAACTTGTTAAGTCCCAAATTTGAACAAAGTCTTTATCTTCTGCTTTACGAATGCCACGACCGATTGACTGTATGACACGAACAAAAGACTTACCTGGCTCAATGAGTACAAGATTAAAAATCCTAGGAATATTGATACCAGTAGAAGCCACGCCATAAGTAGCAACAATGATTTTATTATCACTAATGGCAACGTCATCATATTCTTCTTTTCTGTCATTTACTTTCATGCCTCCTGATACAAAAACTGCATCATCTAAACGTTCAACAAGGGCATGTCCTGCCGCGATACGATCAACAAGAATCAAAGTATTACCCGACTCTTGTATTGTATCGATCAGACTTGCCATCTTATCTAATCGTTTTTCATCACTGAGCAAATGCTTTAGTTCACTTTGATAGTTACTGAACTCCTGTTCGTCTTGTAACTGTACTATGTTCACGTGACACTTAGCAAGTACTCCTTTATCTTGCAATTCTTTTGCAGATAGTTTATTAATAACAGGACCTAAACTTACTTGCAAAGCAATTGATTCATACTTTGCTTTGGGTACTGTTCCTGTTAGTCCCCATCTGATGGGAACATGTGCCATTACACCTGTTAACAGTTGCTTCAATGCATCTGCTTTTGCCATATGTACTTCATCTACAATGACACAAACAACACCTTCAATGAACTCTCCTATAGTACAATCTACTTCACCTCTTTTCGTATTCTTTAACAGAATGTTTAGAGATTGCCAAGTACAAATAGTATGTTGTTTAAAATATTCTTTACGATCACCAAAGTATACACCTACATCTAAACCCATGTTGATATAATCTTCTTCGGTTTGTGATACTAAACTTTTGTTAGGTACGATCACAATACTTCGACCATATGATTCTACACTCTTACTTAGTGCCGCAGTCATAATAGTCTTTCCTGCGCCTGTAGCCACTTCTTGTATCGATTGAGGATTCTTTAAGAACTCGTTAACAACTTGAACTTGATAGTCTCTAAGTTCAATAGGTTGCCCCTCACAGACATGTCCTTTAGGCCACAGAACATCTTTAAATGAATCTTTCTTAACTTCTTCAAATTGAAATTGCGTTTGATACTCACGCATGTCTTCCAATTCAATTGAATAGTTTAGTTCTTCTAATACTGGAATGATTTCTTCCAATAAATTAATATAAGTAGAACCGGCAAGACTACAATAACTAACCTTGCCGTTCCACCTCCCCAACTTAACACTGGGCATGTATCTTGCGCCTGGAACCTCAAACTCAAACTTTTGCATTAGTGCCCTTCTAGCATCTAATTCAAGTCCGGCAATCTTTAGATTGACTTCATCTTTAATTTGTAGTGTTGCGATTCCTGGCATCGATTAAGGCCTATATTGTAGTGTTATGAAGTATTCTAATCCACCTGCTCTGTAGTTAGGTACTAATTCAAATTCATCATCTAGTATATCTCTTATAGTAAATGATAGCAAGTATTTAGGAATAACTTGCCTTTCGATTTTGTAGTCAATTGAACTTACATCATCTAGCATTTCTGTACCATCGTATGGACCAGGCGTTCTGTTAAACAATCCAGTATATCTAAATGAAATATCATAACCACCTAAGTAAGTTGTAGATGATATGATTGCTTTGTATTCGGGAATACGTGGTTGATCAGAGTTTGTGTATCCTAACTCAATACCTACTAGAGTAGTATTAAGTCTTTCAACAACAAAACTGTTTACATATCTAACACCTTCAGTGTCGTATGATCCAGTGTTAACAAACTGTGAGTCTGCAAAACTATAATCAATACCTTCACTAAATTTGTATTTGAATACTGTAAAGTTCTTGTATCCAATCTCTCCACCTACTGCTTCTTCAGGGTCTAAACTTTTATTAGGTAAAGTCCAAGCATCACCGTTCAGTTCATAAAGAGTTGGGTTACGATATGATGTACCGAAACTACCAAACCAATTATTAGATTCTGCACCTATACGATATACAAATGCATCTTCACTTAATCTAAAACCTAGATCAAACAGATCGAATGATGTTAAAGAGTAAACTGATAATTGAGTTTGGCTAAAGTCTTCATACTTTTCATTTTCAGCAGTTGCACCCAGTAATGTGTTTCCAACTTGATGTCTAGTATCTGCATAAAATCTTTCCGCATCACTCTTATATGTTTCTACACTTTCTGTTTTATAGTTAGCATTGTTAAATGAGTAACCGAATGTGTAGTTATCATTCCTTATTGATAAGGAACCTTTATCTCCTGATTGTACGCAATCATTTGACTGTGAGAAACTTGCAGTATAGCAGTTATCATAGTCATACTCGTATGATGTACCTGATAGATTTACTTTCCAGTCACCGAATTCTTTCTGTCCTTTGACCGTTAAATTGTTATAACTATCCTTTTCATCGTTGTCTGTTCTAACACTATCATTCTTTGCATCAAAGTAACTTAGATTAAAACCACTACCTGTGTGACTTACAAATGTATTACTACCATATCTGATAATAGATCCATCTTTAAGATCATCAGTAATAAAAATAGCACCACCTAAACTACCAGAACCATATAGGACTGAAGTTGGACCATTGACTATTTTTACATTTTCGTTTCCAGTAGCAAAGTCATGACCAAAATCATACCATCCGCTACCTGCATCATTAGCAGGTACACCGTTTCTGAAAATAGTCGTGTGAATCGTTTGTGTTCCTCTTTCTGTATAACCTAAAAAAGAACCATAACCACCTGAAGTTGTTGCTTCGGGTATAATTGATTCTAATACGTTAACATCAGTCGAAGGATCTGATTCTGTTTCATATATGGTTGCGCCTGTGACTACTACTTCTTCGATCTCCTGTGCTTGTACTTCATTTGCTACTATCATTAGTAACATAAATACTACCACTGCATAAAGTGGAGCAAAGTTGATGTGGAAGTTTTTGTTTTCTTCTTTCATTTTATATTTATGGGTCTCCCATTTGTTATAATTATAATTTTGCCATTTTGATTATCTCCATGACATTGTTCGGGTTCTACAATTGAATTAAATTGCATTAAAACAGGTAAACTTTTTACAGTTGTTTCTGTATAATCATCAGGTTGATCAAACAAATCCCCGCTCTTATGCATGTTTAACGAATGTTCAGAAATTGCTTCCCGGCATTCTTTAAAGACTCCAATTCTAGTAGCCTCATCTTTAGACGCATGTGATCTCCACTCTGGAGTTCCCCTCCCTAGTACGACATCACTTACACCAATTTCGACAAGCCATTCACAACAATCGTTTATCGCATCTACATCTATTTCTGTAATGTAGTTTGCGGCAAACTCCAGTTTAGGATCATCATTGATGATTGCCTTGTCTACTTTTATACCAAGTTGTGACATTCGGTATAAACATTTTGCACTGTTGTCTAAAGTTACGCCTGCAAGTAACTCATCTAATACTGAATTAGATTTGACAACAGTATATTGTCCATTAGTTAAGACCAACGTTGGATCTTTGTATTCTACTTTGGTTTGTTCTAATGTATCAATTACGTCTTTTACTTCATTGTGATACACTGTTGTAAAGTATTGAGGTAAAATATTGTATGCTAGTTTCAAAGATGATGTGCTTGGATCTGCTTCATATCTTTTGCGTTCACTATTCCATACCCAAGGTTGTGAGTTATCTATTGGACCATAATCATCAATAGGAAAAAAGGTTGTCATTTCCTTTCTGAAGTTAGATATAAATTCTTTTTTGAATGGAACTCTGATAACCATTTTATTCACACTATCGTCCCAATCAACATTTGCATTTGTATACTTAGGAAGACTTGGTACAACTACACACTTCCATGTTAAGGTTTCTAACTCATCGACTGTATATCCGTTAGTAGCAAATTGCTTTCTGTACTTGTGCAAAAGTTTATCAAACAACTCTGCTTGACCAGATGTAATCTGCTTTTTGTCTTGGGTCAATGATTGCATGTTGGATATGAATTTGTGATCATAGTGAGACAAACTAATGGAAGTGGTCAACATAAAGTAGATCACTTGTTCTTTAGATGTAAATTCAATCTTTTGCATGTTTATATTATACTTCCTTTTGTACACTTAACCTATTAAAACGGTAATAAAAAAGGGGCGACCTAAGCCGCCCCCAACTCCTGACACAGAGTTATCTGATTTTCATGCAAGTTGACTCTGCTAACACTTTCCAGTTATTAACACCAGTCACTTTGAATAAGTCAGCAATCTTAAGAGCCATTCTCATTGAGATTTCTCTAAGTTTGTGAGCATTCTCTTCCATGAAGTCAAAGATTTCTTGACCTTGACCATCGTTGAAGTCGTAGTCTTTGAACAAACCACCGTCACTGTCTCTGTCAACCTGCTTGATTCTAAGCATTTTGTCTCTAGCACTGTCGATAGTCAGATCCAAGAAGTGACACCTTGACTGAAGGGCTTCTAAGTGATCCTGCAACTTCTTAGACTTCAAGTGTTCAAACTTCAAGTTAGTAATGAAGATACATGAACCTTTGAACTCAAAAGAGTTTGGAATACCTTCTCTGTTAAGAAGACTAGAATCAGAGTTCCAGCAAATCCTTCTGCTTTTGCCTGAGTCAAGGGCTGCCTTAAGAATGTTAAGAGCAAGATCGTCCTGAAAAACAGAGTCACAGTCATCAAACACTAAAACGTTTTTAGCATCAGAATACTTGTAAAGAACTGCGTAAAGACCTAGAGCAGTCATTGCACCTTTAACAACTTCATACCTAGTTCTGCTGTTAGTCAGTTGATCAAACAATGAAGCCTTCTCCATTTGTTGTTCAACACCATAAGACTTACCTACACCTGGAGGGCCTGAAACGATCATTGCTCTAATGTCGCCTGCGATAGTAGCCTTAGCCATATCATCAAGGATGTCGAATCTAGTTTTGATTCTGTCCATAGCCTCAGTTTCTGTTTCAGTCACCTCGGGTGCTAGTTCTTCAACTGCTTGATTAGCCATAATTGGTTTCTCAGTTCCCCATGTGATATCGTTAATGTTATTAACTTTGATTTTAACATTAGCAATTTGAACTTGGGGAAACTTACCGTCATTTTTGACAGTAACGAATCCACCGCGTTTGCCTGTTGCGTAACCCTTAACCAACTCAAATTGTTGATTAACGATTGGTTGATTTCTGTACTCTCCGTACTTTACTGTGATAGTCTGTGTCATATTAACTCCGTTGTGTCAGTTTAAGTTATACAATAATTATACTACCTTTGGGTAGTAATGTCAAGCCTTTGGGCAAACTTTTTTAAGATTTTTTTGTTTGCTTTTTGACTTTTCATACTATCTATTATACGGAAAAAGGTACCAAATGTCAAGCCTTTTTACCATTATTTTACCATTATTTCGCCTAGTAAAATCAATGAGTTACGATTAATCTACTTGGATATCTTCCATACCAGCAGTTCTGAGACGTACAATATGTCCCATTTGCCACTGTTTTGCGTCTAGGCCTTTCATTATGCCCAGATACTTATTTCTAAGCAGGGCTACTTCGTTGATAAGATACTCAAAGTCTATCACTTCATCTTCTCCATCTACATACTTTTCAGCATCACGTGAAGTTAAGGCTCGTTGATATTTCTCTAAGTATTTTTGAAAATGTGTTCTGCGAATCTTACGTAGTTTGATATTAAGAAGGTTGAGCACCGCTTCAATCTCTTGTAGTTGATTGAAACGATGTTCTGTTATGCCTGGCAGTGCTGATATATGTTTCTCAACATAACCACTGACAATGCAATCCTTTTTACTAGACAGCAGTTCTGATTCGTAATGAGCAATGAAGTCAGGTATTACTGACAAGTCATGGCTAATACGTGTATACCAATTCAAGTAATACCCCTAATCCCACTCATCATCAACTTCATCATAGTCATCATCGTCTTCTTCCCAAACTTCATCTTCGTCTTCTGAAAAGTAAGATAATGCTTCCTTGATCTTTTTATCGTCTTTAAAGGCTTTCTTTATTTCTTGTGCAGTCATGCCTTCATCGATTAAATGATTGACGAGTACGTCAGCCGCTTCGTGTATATCACCATCTTCAATCGAAGGTTTGATGATTTCCCAGATTCTGGCTAAATCATTCAAATTCATATGCTATTCCTCTACAGTTTCTAATACGTCTTCTTCGTTATTTACATTATCCAACGCAGTTTTAACTTCAGAGTATTCTGACATAAGCATATCCAAACACCCGTCTTCATTTGCTTCCCAAGGCTTTCTAAACTTGAGAACTTCTTCACCAGATTGAGTGATATACTTTAAACGATTGCCTTGCTTAGTTAGTAAGCCTGATTTCTCAAACAAATCAACTAAACCAGAATAGGGATTCATACCTGTTTCATAAGGAATCTTCACTTGCACACCCTCGAAAGGTTTTGCATAACGAGTCTTCATTACTTTACAACCTGCACGAATACCTCTGACATCAGAGATTTTATTTCCTGCGGCGTCTTCTTTTAGTTTCATTTTCTTCATAGCAACTACGATACTTGATGCATAGATAAAGCCTTGACCACCAGAGATTTTATCGTCTGGGTCAAACATATCTTGTGATGCATATGTATGATTAGTTGCAACGAGTCCAACGTTATAACTACCGAACATGTTAACTGAGTTCCTAACTAAAGCAGTCAATGCCTTAGGCTTACGACCCATGTCACCTTTCATATCACCTTTGTCAAATTGATCAACATCAGTTGGGGTCAGTAACATACCCAATGAGTCAATTACAAATAACACTTTAGGACGTTCTTCGTCTGCCATGTCTTTATAATCTTTCATAAAGGTTGAGATAGTTTTTGCTACATCGTCAATCATACTCATGCTCAACTTCAAAAGTTTTTCTTCTGAAGTATCGACACCCAATGCATGTAGCCAAGTTTCATCAAGTGCATTCTCTGAGTCAATTAAGACTACAAAGATGCCCTGATCTTGTGCTGACTTTACAATGTTGCCTGCGGCGAAATATGATTTACCTGCGCCTGATTCTCCTGCAAATACAGTAACCTTACCTAAAGGAACACCTCTGTGAAAATCACCTGAGATAAGATAGTTGAGTGCATAAGAACCCGTTGAGATCCAGTCTGTTGGATCATTGAATCCTATTGACAAGCCGTCAATGGATTTGGTTATGTCTTTCCTAAATTTGGAAACGTCAAATGGTTTTGCCACAATTACTCCTATTGATTAGATTGTTTGTTGTTAATTCTACTAGAGTTAGAAGGCTTTTGCAAGATTTCTGGGCAGGCTTCTGCCATATCATCTAAATCGAAATCAGCAGGGTAATGTCTTAGTGCGGCTCTTGCCCTATCTCTGATAAGACTTGGTACACGCGGAGTTTTACCCGGATCGCATAATTCTTCTAATAATTTCTTCCCTTGTTTAAGGGCTCTAAATCTTTCGTCTGGTAGTGTCATTTTAATTTTCTCCTACAAAATATGGGGGAGTTGCCTCCCCCAGACTAACAATTAAGAATTGTTTTGTCTTGCACGGATCATTGCTAGAATGTCTTGTGCTTTATCACTTGATGGTTCAGAACTTTCTGCTGGGGCCGCTGAAGGAGTTTCTACTGCTGGTGCAGTTTCTACTACTGGTTCTGCGACTGGGGCAGGTGTCTCAACTGCGGGTGCTGGTGCACTTGAAGTTGATTCATCTACTTTAGCAGTCTCGGGTGCATCGATACCGAAAGGACGATAGTATGCTCCAAACTTGTCAGTGTCATATGGACGACCATCTACTGATGCCTCGAACATTTCTTTAATGACTCTGAGTTCTGCTTCTGAAGGCTTCTTAGGTAAGAAGTCTGCTAGATTAAATAGACCGTGTGCTTCGATAGCCGCTTGTTCTACATCTGTTAGTGCAGATTCTTTCCTAGACCATGACGATGTTGAATAATCAGCATACTGACCTTTTGTAGTCTTTCTGATATTAAAATCAAGACCACGCATCATATCAGTTGGCAATTCTTCAATCTCAGGATCCATCAATGAACTTTTGATAGTTTGAAAGATTTGAGGTGAAATAACAAATCTACGAATAGGATTCGCAGGGGTGCTGTCTTCCCCAATTGGATTTTGACGAACAAAACCTTGAAAGATATATGATCTTTTCTTCCAGTATTTGTTTGCCATTTCTTTAAGAGTTTCGTCTTTGTACCAAGGACGAACTTCTGCTAATACAGGACAATTTTCACCGAACATTTCTACGCACGGTACTTGTACTGTTACTTGTCTCACATTAGGATCACCTTTCACGCCATTAAACGGTAGTTTAATAACTTGTCTCTCAATCCAAAAGAACGAATTGTTAGTATCCGCATCGGGTAAGAAACGTAGTGAGCAAGATGCTCCTTCGTCCATTTTCCAATGTGGATAGATCGCTCCATCAGATGTTGGATACTTAGATCCAGATGATTTATTTTCTTGTGCCGCGAGACGGGCACGGATGTCTGCTAGACTGGCCATAATGTTTTCTCCTTTAATGTATGCCTAAGTTTAGTTTTATATGTGTTGTCGCAAGACCGAAGTCTCACTAGTTTAGTTTTGTTAAAAACATGACACATGAATCTATTATACACTAATATCTTCCTATGTCAATAAGTATTTATGCCTGATTTACCCATTTATAAAAAACTTATAAAAAGTGCGATCTCCAAGTTTAGGGACCTGAGTAACAACAATCTCTGTATCATGTGCTATATATGAAATTTCTGACCCAGAATCATAAATACTAGTGCGAACTAACTTACGATTAAGGGAATCACATACCATGCATATGAGACAATTGAAAATCGCACTAATTTTATTTAGTGTCGGGGTTGCCAGCCCAAATATTTTTGCACAGGCTACTGGAACTTGTACAGCCGGTACTGAGAATTGTACGGCATCAACTACAACCAGTACATCAACCAATACCAATACAAACACTAATACGAATACTAATACTTCAACCAGTACTAGTAACAATACCAACACCAACACCAACACTAATACCAACACTAATACCAACACCAATACCAATACTAACACCAATAATAACACTAATAACAATACCAATACTAATACTTCAACCAGTACATCAACAAATACCAATAACAATACCAATAATAATACGAATACTAATACGAATACTAATACTTCAACCAGTACTAGTAACAATACCAACACCAATAACAATACTAATACCAACAATACCACAAGTAACAACACCAATACCAATACGAATGTAAACACCAATACTAATAATACTACAAGTAACAATACCAATACTAATACCAATAACAACACCAATAATACAACGGTGAATAGTACTTCCAATAATACGAATACTAACAATAACAATTCTAACATTAACCAGAACGTAAATAGCAACAGCAATTCTACGTCAACCAATACGAATAATAACAATAATAATACGACCTCAAATAATACTAATACCAATAACAATAACAACACTTCGACTAGTACAAGTGAGTCCAATGTTACGACTAACAACAAGTCTGAAAACAATAACACCAACACGAACAATAACACCAACATAAACAAAACTGATCAGACTATCAAACAAGAGATCACTACAAAGGCGCCACCTGCTAGTGCAATTGCACCAAGCATAGGGTCAAGTTATTCACAAGATTTATGTACAACTGGTGTGTCTGGTGCGTTTCAGGGGCAAGTATTTGGTATATCAGGTGGTAAGTCTGTTAGAGATATGAACTGTGAAAGGATCAAACTATCTAAAACAATATATGATATGGGTATGAAAGTAGCCGCAGTATCATTAATGTGTCAGGATCCTAGAGTGTTTAGAGCAATGGAGATGGCAGGTACACCTTGTCCATATATGGGTGCTATTGGTCCAGCCGCTTCTGAGCAGTGGGAAGAAAATGAAGGAAGAAGACCTGACTCAAGTGCAACTACTAAAGACAAGTTTTTAGGTTTATTTACGAACAATGATGAAATAGAAGAAGATAATATTTCTAATGTGACTGCTGATCAAGCCGCTTTCATCGAAAAATGTACTAGACCTGACTTTAAAGGAAGACGTAAATCTAGTAGGACTTGTGAGAGAGAATGGTTCGAATTAAACTCTTAATATTATTACTATTAACATTACCTAACTTTGCAGTAGCCGGTAACGGCACTGCATGGACAACAGGGACAGGCCAATACCAATACTCCCTAGAAACGAATGCCGATGGTACCGATACGGTTTACGAAATTAATAATACGTTTGGAGATTTATACAATCTTTATGACAGACAAGCCGCAGGAGAAACAGGTATTAAGGGTTGTTGGAATTTCAATAATATCAACAGCAGTGGATATTTTCAGGATGACGGTGGATGTCCTGCCAAAGTAGAATTTGGTTTTTCATGGGAGTGGCACAACGACTCATTTACTGGTGGTTACATGAGTACTAATGGTTGTTTTATGTTAACTAAAGCAGATGAAGGGCCTAGATATTGTTCAGACTGGACACCAGATCAATTAAACACAACTTCTGGAGGACAATGGGGATGGTACGATGTTCTTTTTCCTTTCTATACTGACATGATCGGTATGAATAATGATAGTGCATTATTATACAAAACATTTGATGACTACGTTATATTAGGATGGTACAATTTAATGGAATATAACAGGGCTTCTAATAATAGTTTTGAAGTTTACATATACGATTATAATGACTCTTTAGCAAAATGCGGAGAAGACCGTTGTACTGATGCTGAAAGAGCAGAAGTTAATATGCCTGACAATTATACATTTGCTTATGGTGAATTAGATATTGTACAACATGATGTTTTAATTGGAGAGAAAAAAGATAATTCAAATTATACTCAATATGTATTTTATGATGACGAGACAAATGGGAATGCAACCTGGGACGAGTTTGACGGCGGATACTTAGAGGGCGGCGGAGCCATATATTACCATGAAGGCAATAATGGACAATCTTTACTTGACCCTTGTACAAATGATCCATTATCCAGTACTGAGTGTTCTGGCTATGAACAAGCATACTTAGATCAACAATGTAATTTAGATGCTCAATATGATTCTCAATGTCCTGGATACATAGAGCCTGAGCCGGAAGTAGATCAATGTGATATTAATCCTTTAAGTGATCCTTCATGTCCTAACTATCAAACTGCATTAGCAGAATCATCTGGTTCAGAGTATGATTCTTCGACAGGAAGTTTTTCATCAAATGGATCTACCGGGTACGATGACGAATATAGTGAATTTACTAATGATGGATCTACTGGATATAGTGATGACGGCTCTGACCTGGGTTTTGTAAGTAATGACGGATCAGACGACGGAGCAATGACCGGTAACGAAACTTTTGAATCTGATTTCAGTGGTGCCGATGATGGCTCATATACTGAACAAGATATGACAGAAAACATGTTTACAACAACAGGGGTTGAATCAATTGCAGTATCAGGAGAAGAGTCGTTAATAGATTCAGGAGTTGAAATATTTCAGGTTGATAATACTAATATAGATGTAATAAACTCTGTCTCTAATGTTGATCCAATTGTAGAAATGAACATGCCTGTTGAAGAATTTCAACAGCAACAAACAGAACAAGAAATCGCATTAATAGAAACATATGAAGTTGAAACATATGAAGTTGAAACAACAGTATACCAACAAGAAGAAAATACAGTTGATTATGAACTTTATGTAGCAGGTGCACCCGAAGAAGAAGTTTGGGTAGCAAGTGAAGAAGTTTCTGAAGAACCTATATTTGTAGAGTCGGAAGAAGTGTTTAACGTTTTAGCAGAAGAAGACGAGGCATTAGCAGAATTAATCAGTGAAGACGTATTAGAAGAATTAGTAGCAGAAGACTCTATTGAAGAACTTACTGAAGTAATAGAAGAAGCCGAAGAAGTCATCGTTGCTGAAGAACAAGAAGAAATTAAAGAAGAAATTAAAGAAGAAATTGCTAAAGTTGAAAAAGAAGCCTCACAGGCTAAAAGCAGTTCTTCAACATCATCTAAGAAACCAGCATCTCAATCTGTTGCTATTGCACAGGTTCTTACTGAGGTTTCTGATGATACCCAAACTGCTAACGTTATTGAAAATGTAATATCTGATGGTAGTGCTGAATCAGTTCAAGTTGATTCAGGATCACAAAGTATTGCAATGCAACAAAACGATGGTAGTTTTAACAGCACTGGTTCCTCAGGTAGTGAGTCAACCGGTGTTGCAGATGATTCTAGCCAACAACAATTTGAACAGATTACTGGTCAAGTTGATACATCAATCGATGCGGCTAATACATCTGTAGATGTCGTACAAACTTCTGCGTTCCAAGTTGCTGAACAGCAACAAGAACAATTACAAGAAGAACCATTATTTATAGACTCATTTGACGACGGTAGTGGTGTTACTCAAGCCGATGCTGATTTTGGAGACAATTTAACTGAAGCATTATCAACGGGTACAGGATTGACTGAGTTTTTAAGTCAACAAACACCAAACTTTCAACGGTTTGAAGTACAGAATTCTGTCCAAGAACAACGTACTACCCAAGCAGTTGAAAGTCTAGCAGACAAAGTAGGTTCGCAAGTTGCCGCACAAAACTTACAAGAGCAATTACAAAGTATTCAGGAAGGCGGACCAACTGAAGATGGCGGATACGCAGACCAAACTGTTGCTGTTGCTTATATAGGTTATACAGCAGGCTTTAGTGCATATACAGGTGTACAAGTTTATGCTAATAATGAAAATCAATGGTACGACAGCAAACAAATGCCTGACGGTAAGATAGATGATAACAAGATGGGATTCTATCGTATGGCCGGGCAAACACAAGACAAGTTGTATAAGATGGTTCTTATGCAATATGGAATAAACCCAGATGAAGACACAGGAGAAAAATAATGAGTGACAAAGAAAACATCGAAATCGAGGGCGGCGACGGAGTCGTTCAAAATTTAGATTTAGACAAATATACTGATCTACTTCTAAAACTAGACGAGGCTAATGACAAAATCAGAGAGATGGAAGCATTAACTCAGGACTTAAGAAAAGTTTCCCATGAAGTGAAACCAAAAGAAAAATTCAAATTTAGTCATCTATTTATGGACGACAACAAAATCAATGAGAAATCAATCATTGGATTTGCATCGTTCTTTATGATGGTTGCGTTTGGTATCGTAGACTTAGTGACAGGATTAGACGGCACTGATTTAGTTATATCAGACTTTATCTATACGTCTTTTGTTGTTGTCACATTAGGATCATTTGGTATTGCTGAAGCAGGAAAAGCATTTAGCAGTAAACAATAGGAGTATAATATGGCAAGTGTAGAGTATGAAGGCATAAAGATGAGTGGTAGCAAACTGCTATTCATTTTACCCTTATTAGGTACATTAATTGGTGGTTTATGGGGAGGCTTTGAACTCTACAATAGACTACTTGAAGCAGAAGAAAAACTAGAAGCATTACAACCAGAAACAATCGAACAAGAAATTATTAGATTGACTGAACTTACAGAAGTTATCAAAGATAATCTGCAAGGAGAAATCACAGAAGCCGCTCGTTTAGCACGTAGAGTTGAAAGTGAAACTGCCAAAACTCAACGTGAAGTACGTGATGATGTCTATGAGATGGAACGTGAGATGCAAGAACGTTTCAAAGAGCAAGACAAAGAAATGCGTGAGATGAGGAAAGACTTAGAAGAAAGAATTCAAACGATCTTAGAAAATCCTTTGAATGATGTAGAATAATTAATTAAGTTTTTTATTCTCTGCTGGCCAACTATAAATGTAAGAGCCTGCAAAGTCTTTTACTAAGCAGAAGATTTGATCTTTATACTCATAAACACGAATATCTGCTTCATATCCGGGGAGGATTCTATCGAATTTCATTTCATAGTCTCCTCTTCGTTGCCCATAAGTATCAACCATACCAGCAACAGCATTTAGTTCTCGTTGCTCGTTTGGTCCTTGATCTCCTAGATTAGCAAGTACATTGATTTCATTAATCGGAGTTGCTGTTAAAGATGAAAAAACTTTTTGACCCATCATACGAATAGCATCGACTAAGTATCCTGGTAAGTTTTCTACAGAATGAAATCTTGCAGTTACATCACCGTGAGTTCTTAAATCTCGTCTAATTTCTTGTGGTAATGTATTTGGTTCAGAAATACCTTCATCTGCCCCTTCTTCCTCTTCTTCGTCATCAACAGGAACAAGATCAGTCATTTCATCATCGGTGTATTGATAGATTAAGTCTTTGTTTTGAGCAAGTTGAGCCATGCGATCATCCATGCCTTGTATCTGACTTCTATCTACAGTAGATAAAGCATCTTCAGTGTCATCTTTTGATACGACATCTCTGGATTTGATATCCATTGGAGGAATATTTCTTTTTTTCTCTAGGTCGTTTTCTTCTGTAAAGAACTCTTTAAATCTCACAACAAATCCTTATTTTGAATGAGGGGGTAGTTTTGCTTCTACAAACCACTCATGTTTTCTTTTAACCGGATTGTACTTCTTAAGTTTTAACTTAGTATTGCTTACGGTTAAATTTTTTGTTTTGATAGCAGTGTAATGATATGTATGATGATCTCTAGTTTCACCTTCGGGTATCAGATAAATCTTTGACTGTTTCTTTTTCTTGTCCGCCATTGAATTTACCCTCTACTGCTTGTTGACTTACTACAAAGGTAAAACCACCACAGATCATCGGTAGCATCATCAGTATTCCTATGAAAATTGCTTCCACTTATCATTATTTCTGGTATTTACTATATCCACTTAAACGTAAGATATCTTCTAACATATTGTCAGGTGCATGATCATGTGATTTGTCGTTTGCAACTTCTTCTGCATGTTCTCTATCTGCTTTAACATCCTTAACATCTACGTTAAGATAGTCTGCTAAATCTTCATCAGACATTTGATGAATAGACATTTCATCATCTGCATGTTTACTTTCGGCTCCAACTAAGTCACCTACTTTTGCAGGGCCACCTACAGGTCCTAATTGTCCTGCACGTTTTTGATTAGCATCTAAGCCTTCTTTTAAATCACCTTTCCAAGCACCCATATTTGATAATTGCCATGCAATATGATCTCTAACAGCAGTATCTAGGTGATCACCATGATTGAATGACTGCCACCAATGTGTTGTGCCGTTTTTCTGATGGTCTGCTAATACTGATTTGAAGAAAATTAATATATCTTCCATGTCTTGTATATTTGTATCGGTTCCATTAACGTCCCATAGCATATCCCATTTCTCATTGTCATCTGCTTGTTGATACCTTTCGTCTTTTTCTATTTCTGCTCTTTGTTTTTTAGCAAGTTTTATATCATCAATAATTTCTTGTATTTTATTTTTTATTTTACTTTCTAAGGGTTGCCCTATTTCTTCTTCTTTGATAGGATGACCTGGGTTGTAACCTTTCATTGGTATATCTCCGTATTCTTCTTTATAATCACTATACATTTGAGTAATTGTAGGGCCTTCTGCAGGATAATTATGTGCGACCATGATATCAAAGTAATCATCAAATTTAAGTGGGCCACCATATTCGTTAAATACATCTCCATTTAATATTGTGTATTTGATTTCTTTACCTGTCATTGGACTTTTAATTTTTTCAATTGGTAAGTTTGCTTCTTCTAAATTATCAGGCTCGTTTTGTGTTTTATAGATTGCTCTTTTAACTCCTGGATGCTCAGATAGTCCTGCTTTAATGCCTTCAATTGCTTTGATTGCTCCAGTTTGATTGCCACCTTTATATCTAGGATCATTTAAAATGCCATATGCCATTTTAATTTCTTTATCTGAAAAATCTTTTTCATCAATAACTGACTCTTCACCTAACAGTCCTGCTAAAGCAGTACCGATAGTTACTTTATCTGCTGGTCTTGTATACGGATCGGGTTTCTTGTTTAATATTCTATCTGCTTCAATTCTTGAGGCATCCTTTGCATTTTTTGCTGAACTGGCTTTAGTAAAATCATATTGATTTTTGTACTTTTCATATTCTCTGATTTGCGATGATATTTCTTTACGTTTTACCGGATCACTTTCTTTTGGTATTTGTAATTTAAGATCCCTAATTCTTTGTTTGATTACTTCTTCATATGCTTTTGCATTTGAAGAGGCTTGTTGTATTTTCTGTACGTCTAAATTAACTAAAGTTCTGAAATCAGTATTCTCAGATAAATCTAATTCAGGTTGCACAGGTTTTTCTAGTTTATTTTTTAAGTCTTTTTCACTAAATGCGGCTATAATATCATTATATCTATGTGCTACAGCAGGATGTTTTTCACCAAATTCTTTTTCACTCATTTCTAAAGCATCTACGACTAATTGATTATGCTTACCTTCGTTTAAATGATCATCGTCTGGATCAAACGGATGAGGTTTGATTCTTTTGCCTGTTTTAGGGTCATGGTTTTTACCAGATTCTTCATCTCTTAAATCATCATCTTCAGTACCCATTCCACCTGGCTTTTCACTTTCTTCTTTTAATTTTGCATTACAGTTGCAATGTGGACAGTCTGGTGAACATGTGCAGTCCTCTGCTTTTACGTCTGCACCACAGCACTTATCTGAACAATGTGTGTCTCTTTTTCCTTCGTCTATCTGTTCCATTTCAGTAATAGACTTTGCCCATTGATCTAACTCGTTAACTTCTTCGATTTCATTAATGATGTTACTATTAAGTTTGTTTAAGATTGGCAATACTGATTCAATTCTAGGATCGATGCTTTCATGCGAAAACATTTCTGCAATGCTTGAATGATCAGCATCATCTTCCATAAGAGGAGGAGTCCATGACTCAAAATAGTGATTGTATCCTCTATGACTTTGCATCTTTTGCAGTGTTTCTTTTAATGATCTGTGATGTTTGACACCTTCTGCTATGAGTTGTGCTACAGATTCATTGAATTCTCCTCTACGAGTAGCACGTACAAAGCCTGCCATTTTAGTATATTCTTCTACTAATGCAGTGATGTGTTTACCTCTGTCGTCATATGGAGTTCCACCTTCTGCTACATGTCTACCATATACACGTGCAATACCTGGCATTCTAGTTGGGACTGCAAAACGTTCACCTTCAGTATTTTCAACAAAAATCTTGTGTACGTTTCTCCAACGTTGCTCTCCTTCACCAATCTGTCTATCATGCTGAATTACAACTTTTACGTTAGGTATGTTATCGTTATATGATGTTCTTTTATTAACAGCATGATAACCTTCATTCATTTTTTCTTTCATTTTATAGTAATCCCTTTGACGCATATCGTCACCTAAACGATCACTGTCATGTAATCCAAAGTTTAGTTGTTTTGATAATGCCCATTGCTTTAAATGTTTTAACAATCCAGACCATGAATCATCATACTCAACACCATTAGTTTGTCCTGGAGGACTACCTGCTTGATTATCGTCATAATAGATATTTAACGATGATGTTTTATCAATGGTCGCCCATGCTTTACCATAATTTTCACCGTCTTTAATAAATTGAAACTCAAAAACATCTGCTGTTTCTGGATTTGTTCTTTCATTTTTTGAGTCTTTGGGTGCTGGTTTGTATCCACGAGTCTTAAAGATATCGTAGAGTCTTTTATTGAAGGATTCCTGATCAATTGCCATACTATTATTTATCTCTTTTAGTTAATCACAGCAAAGAACGGCAAGGGTGCAACCATCTCATCGTGGTCTCGCATATGTTCAGTTAAGTCACTGTGAAAGTCTGTAATGTCTTGTAATATGCGTACTACAAGCAATGTAGCCATCACTAAGTCATCGTTATCCCCAATCTTTGCTTGATAACTACCACCAGATGCAACAAAAGTTTTTAACTCACTAATTAATGCTTTGCTTTTTACATTCATTTTTTTACTTTCCATCAATGTTTTGAATTTAGCACATGCGGCAAGTTTAACTTTGTGTGTTGTATTGTATCCTCTACGTTTTTTACCTTTCTCACTTAAGAATATACCTTGAATATTTGATTCTCCGTATTCTGATAGTGAGATCAATGCGGCTTCTCCTATCGAATTGTTTTCAAGTGAATAATATATGTTGTTTGGTTCACCTGTTTCTTCTGCTATGTATTGTGTAATCTGCCCCAACAATTTAATCTGCTGAGGAATATCTGTTTTATTATCTTTCCATTCGCCGATTTGTGTTGTTGTGTTTGCTTCAAAGATTTGTATTGCGGCTGGATCTCCACCTGTACCCAATGACGGATCTAACCCTACACAATAGACCATGCCTTTCTTGGGTTTTTGAAACCATCTGACTTGACCCATTCTATTTGTAGGTTCTACTGATTCTAACATGATTAATGTATTAGGATTGATTAATGTTTCATCTGCTATTAAGAATTCACAACCGATTTCACGTGCAAATCTGTCGTCTCCTAATTGTGCTTTTATTTCTTCTGCCCACTTATTATCACGTCCGGGTTGTTCATGCCAGTATGATCTAAAAGGTTTGAATCCATTAACACCTAGTTCTGTTTCTTCTCCGTTAGCATCTATATTTTTATTTGCTTGTTTCCAAATCAATGCAAACTGATCTTCATCAGAGTTCGGAGTAGATGTGATGATTGCTTTACCACCTGTTGCTAGTGTTGGTGTAATAGAAGTCCAAAACTGTTCGGCAATTGTAGGTCTTACGAATGCAAACTCATCCAGATACAAGAGTGTGATCGACATACCACGACCCGTATTCTCTGTAGTCGTTGCTGACACAATACGAGAGCCATTCTCAAAGTCTAACGATCCTTTGTTGTATGTAACAACACCTGCTTTGATATGGGTAGGACAGTTTTCATATGCATATCTGATACGTTGCATAATCTCTTGTGAACCTGTGTACTTATGTGCGGCGATTAGAATCGTAGCATCAGGTACAAACATAGCATACCATAATAAGTAACCTGCGGCTGATGTAGACTTACCTGACTGTCTAGGCATAAGAGCAATTGAATATCTATAATTATGATAAGTGTCGATTAAACGTTCTTGGTATTCATAAGGATGATATTGAATTGAACCTTGCGTTGGATGCTGAATATAAAAGAAGTTATCCATAAAGTATAGATAACCAGTATCAGGATCACAACACTTTACAAAATCATCAATTTCTTTTTGATTTTTAAATGCCGTTTTCTTATATGCTGGCTTGACTAATTCGCCCGTACCACTTGCGTTAAAGTTGCTCATACTAGTATTTAGTGGCTTTTTAGTTCTTTAAACATATCCTCGGCAAAATCTATATGATATTGTCTACCAGGATGCTCATCATTACATATTATTAATTGATCTTTGTTTAAAAGTATTTCAGATTTAGGTATATTTAAATCTTCTGGTTGGTCTTTAAAAAAGGGTTTTACTTCTTTTAGTATAGGAAAAAATCTAGGTAGTAATTCATTGTTACGCAATTCATTTTCCTCACTCACAGAATAAACTACTTTGCAAATATCTTTTAAATAATTGTGAGCACCTTCGATTAATAATCCTAGTTCCCATAAATTGTCAAAATCAGTGTTGTATTTTCTATAATAATCGTCCATGCCTTGGTAATGCGGTGATATTTCTGTATAAATTTTAGGATTATGAGGTGTGTAATTTCCAGTCTGCCAAGGCCCTCCACCGTCGATATTATTTTCATTGGCCCAAACGACTTTGCGATGAGAGTTAGGCCATTGAATAATTACTGTATCACTAGGTTGAAATTGAAATTCTTTGATCATTTGAAACACAAATTTAGGTGAAGAGCCTCCCCTACCTAAATTTATACATTCTAAATTTAACTTTTCGGCTAACAAAAAAGGCCATGCATGTTCACTTGCAGGCTTAATATAAAGAATAGCATCTTGAGGTGATCTATAGTATTGATGGTCCATAAATCCGCCACCGTCTAACCCGATGCCTTGTGTAAAACTACAACCAAAAGTAATTAAACGCATTTAATGTGATTTTTTATAATCTTGGTAGTCTAAAAAGAAACCAATAGCAACTAAAATATTCATTCCTAATGATGCTATAATCATATGAATATCTTCATAGACATCCATCTTAAGACTAAGATGCAAATGTCCTACTGCCCAAAACGGAATAGCCAATTGCTGACTAATCCATGACAGTGTGTATCTTATAAAAATAAACTTATTTGATATCAAGACCTTTTGCTTTCCTTGCTACGATACAGTAATAATGTTCTCTCATTTTTAATGGTTCTCCTTCAGGATCCTGTGGGTTTTGTTGTGATAAGTCAAATTCTAAATTATTAAATTGTTCGATTTCAAAACCTGTACGTTGTAATAGAGCCGCTAGTTGCGAATGTCCAAATATACTGTAGTGATTTAAATTAAACTCATGTCTTCTATCACAATCTGGTGCCGGCACTTCAATATAAATCCTTGATCCTTGTTTTAAAATACGGTTGTATTCCATTAAACTAAAGATAGGATAAGGGGAATGTTCTAATGCATGACGTAAGAAAATAAAATCTACACTTTCGTCATAGTAACCATCTTTCTGAGGCAAAAATGACAAATCATATCCTTTAGTTTCATGTCCTTTATCTTTACAGATTTTAATGTCTCCAGGAGACAAGGTAACTCCTAACACATCTTCAAACCCTCTTTCTTTCATTTCATCTAAGAAATATCCCGGGCCGCAACCCAAGTCTAAAATTTTAGAATCTTTGGGTAATGCTAGTGGATCAATGTAGGTTTCAACTACTTGTTTTGTTAGGTCTTTATGAAATGGGCTGTCCCCTTCATCGTAAATGTGAGCAGTATATAGCCACTCGTTATAAAATTTTAACTTGATTAAGTCAAGTGTGTTATTAATATCATATGGGATTTCCATTCATTGCTCCTTCGTGCAGATATAAGAAATAGTATGATAATATTTAGTGACAGGAACTGTCTAAGAATTATTTTTTATGTCCAAGGTCTGCTAGATGCTAATGGAACTGTTGAAGTAGGTGTTGCTGTATTTCCAACATACTTAGCAGGAAGTAAGTTTAAATCAGCAGTGTTTAATGCGTTATATGCGGGTAGACTAACATTGCCAGTAGCGCCGCCCTTTCTGTTTAGTTGTGCTATTTCTGATACTCTTAATTCTTGTCTGAATTGTAATGCCGTAGCAGGAGCACTTGCAGTAGATGCCGGTGTTGTTAGAAATATATCGGTTGCTGGGATCGTTGTTTGTGTTGCATTATCAATTGTCTCACTAACAATAGCACCTGAGGCGAAAGGATCAGTGCCTGTAGCACCTACAAAGTTCATTGAAGCAAGTGTAGCAGTTGGAGTGTCGTTATCGTTGATACTTGTATCTCTAACTAATGCTAAGTTATAATAGTTGCCTGCGGCTATGCCATCTGATGCTATGATTGATGCTAATACGTCTGCGACAGTAGTTGTCGCATCATCAGCATATGTAAAGATAGTAATTAATCCTGTTAATCCTTTAACTGGAACGTTGACGGCTGCCATTATCTTTCATACCCTTTAAAACCTTCTACTGGACTTTGTTTATTAATTGAAGGTAATTCAGATGAACGCATATCACCTGAGTTTAAGTCTTCCCATTCAGAGCCCACTGCTTTGTATGCTGACTTTAACATATTAGATTCTACTTCAGTATATGGTACAGCCATGTTGCTTGTGCCTATCCAACTTTCTGAATCTAAGTCTATCTTTTGATGATCTGATTCTCCATCTGCTTGTGCAAGAGCCATCATTACACGATTTAATTCGTAGACTCTATCTCTGCCGTCTACATCTTGGAACTTATGCATGCCTCTTGAACCATAACGTTGACGTTTAGTTAGTTTGCCAGGTGCATTATCTTCAGTTATAAATTCTCTTGCTCTCATTATGGTGTTTCTTCAGTTGTAATTGTATCGTCTACTTCAGTTGCAAGTTCAGAATCTACATAGCCATCAAGTGCGATTGGCAATCCTGCTGGTGCTTCTCCTTGGAACATGACTGAAGAATTAATAAAATGAAATAGTGTTTGTGAACCAGATACGTTTGCTGGGTCAGGATCAACTAATATCCTAACGTTACCAGCATTGACATCCATATCATATCCGGTGCCTCTTATTAACACATTTCCCCACTGTGTAGATGAGTATGCTGAAAATTTAATATTGGCTGAGTTAGCACTTAATTGTGCATCTAATCTAACATCTTGTTGATCAATTGTGCCGGGGTCGTTTGTTTTAATAAAAAATGAACCCAATGTAAATGCGTTTGCTGGGTATTCCCAAATGACTTGTTGTGCTGTATTACCTGTTGTGTATGTATTAGATGATATAACAGCAGTAGAGTATAGGTTCGCAAAGTTGTTATTGATCTTATCAAAGGCAACTCTTAACGGATCACCTGAACCGTCATTTGGTAACGCACCTATATTAATAATTTCGTATGTAGCCATATTTTTATCCCAGTCTTATATTGTATTTATGCGATTGGGCAAGTAACAATGCTATTGCTTTGGTGGAGTAGCCTTCATATTTTCTCTGGCTAATCCATTCATTTTTTCAAAACTACGCATACCACCTAAACCTAACATAGATAATGTAAGTGTCATCAAACCTTCTGTTTGAATAACAGGTAGTGTTACTTGTGCTCCACTAATAACAACTCCCCAATTTAAAATTGGTGCTAAGACATAAGACCATGCTAAACCAAATGCACATATCCACATAATTGCAGGTCTTGCTCCTGCTACAAAAATACTTGGATGTTTTGCTTGTTCTAAATTGATTTGATTTTGCTGGAGATTAGCATTATGTAACACCATTTTAAGTTCGTGTTCCATTTCTGCTTTCTTGTCTTTGTCTACGATAAACTTATCTAATATTGGCCCTGCGGCGCCTATAACTGAATCAATAATTCCTAATCCCATTAGAAACCTCCTCTATAATATACTACTATTTATCGCCTCTCCACTGGTAAATGCTTTTCTCTACGTGAATACGATTATGATCCAGTATAGGTCTCATGTCTCTATAGATGTCTCTTAATTCAGTAATTGTTTTACTTTCGATATATTTTATAATTTCAAATATTTTATACAACCGTTTTTCATGGTCGGTACAGTCATCATATGACTCGTCCCAAAAGTCACTAAAAGTCTTATAACCGTGTTCATGTAAATACTTTAATGTGCCTGGGGGTGCCATAAGAATAAAAGGTTTGCGAAACCACATGGGTTGTTGTACTTTTTCACTATAGTTTGGGGTAGGCTGTGCAAATCTGGATTCAGTAACAACATCACAAAATATATCTTTATAATATTTTTCTATCGGCCATACACCAGTGTGGTGTACATCCGCATTTTCCAAATGCAGTGCTTCATCTACAGAAGGATCAAAGTGTTCATCAATTGTAGTGTTGACCGGGTATGGCGTCTTTTCTATATCAAGCAATTCTTCAAAAACTACATCTACATTTAAAGGCCCATCATTATCTATTTTATATATACCCTCATATAAACGTTTTCTGTATTTTTTAGGACAATTTCTAATATCGAACCAAGGTAAAATCTGTAATCTTTCTAGTTCAGTTTTAAAAACAAAACTAACATCTGCATTACTGTTCGCAAGATATGCGGCGATAAGATTTCTATGTGGTGCCCATCTCCAATTTAAATTTATAAACTTTTTTGTAAAATTTTTAGAGGCTTTACCCAATATATCCGCGTTGTCGTATGAATCATCTAATATATTAACGTACGGTGCATTTTTAACAAAAGTATCTTCACATGTTATTGTCATCCATTCAGTGTAATAAGGAAACACTTCTTCTGACTTATAATCACATGTTTTTACTTTGACATTTGTAAGATTGTTTCTAACAATATAGTCACGTATGCAATCTAATTCTTCAGCCCTCAAATCCTTAAATTTTTCTGTACCATTAAATTCTGAATAGAATGTCAATGTATGTTCGGGTATTGCTGTAGCATCATACATACACAGAGGCTCATTTAGATAGAATGTTACATCTGTTTCATTTAAGTGTTCAACTACTTTTGGAGTATGATTAATACTTTCTAGTTCGTCCATACGTCCATTGTGCATATACACATATGTTGGTTTATGGTCGTTGTAGTTTACACTAGGTAAGATACGTTCTTGTAAATGTTCGTCTTGTGATGCAGGTCTTTCTACTAAGTCAGGAAAATAAAACCAGTGTAATTTATCCCAAATCCACAAATCAGATTTGTCATCTTTTGAAATATCGATACCTTCTCTTTTTTCTACAATTTCTTCTGCAATATCAGCAGGTACAATTTTTTTAGACATGACATTATTTATTAAGGCTCATAAAAAATGCAAACTTGATTTGCAACTTCTTCGACTTCTGCATCAGTTAATTCAGGATACATAGGCAAACTTAATAATGATCGGGTAAGTAATACACTTGTAGCCATCAAGTCTGGTTTTTCTAAATTTTCTGCAATAGGGTGTTCACTTAATGCTTGTTTATAATGTATTTTAGTTTCTATATTTTTACTATTTAACCATGCTTCTAAATGCTGACGTTCCGCTCTAGCATTAACTACAAACTTTGAATCAGCATGTATGTCAAACCCTTCACTTAAACATTTTAATGATTGGATATGTTTAAATCTGTCTATGTAGTATTTTCTAATTTGTTTTCTACGTTCTTGCCATTCATCTATATACTTTGCTCTTACTAACAAATGAGAACAATCTAGTTCACTCATTTTAGAATTTGTTCCAGAATAAAAATGATAAGGTTTTCCATTGTCTCTCCATTGCGTAGCAAATTCATATAAGGCTTGGTTATTAGTAACAATGGCTCCACCATTGCCCGAAGCATTTAAATTTTTAGTAGGGTCAAAACTAATTGCCATTGCAGTTCCTATGTTACCGTCTGCAATTAACCAATGTTGTGCTCCGTCTATAATTGCAACATTATTGTTTAATACTCCAATACCATTATCACTTTCTACTGCTACAGTTGGTGCACCGAATAAACCAACATGACATTCAATTTTTTGTAATTGATCTTCTGGTTGAGGTAGAATGATTCCATTTGAATCTGTATCTGCCAATTCTACATTTAATCCAGCACTTAAAAATGCATTCATTGTTGCGGGGTATGTTAGATTAGGAACTCTAATTGTTCGATATGATTCTTGGTCGTAATCCCATTTAGTAAATGGATCTTGGTCCGGAGACGTATCTCTTTCGTAACGTGCAATAATTTCTAATGCTTGAGTTCCACTATGACACAGTATGACAAATTCAGCCTTTGTTTTTATTGATAACCAATCTGTAAATTTCTGTGAATACTCACCGTCATTAAGACCGCCACTAGAAAGAACTGAATCAGTCGCATCAAGCAATTCATCTTTAAGATTTTTGTATTGTCTGTCTAATCCAAAATACTTAATCATATTCTTTTAACAGTGTATGCAAATCGTAGTTACAATCTGCTAGTCTCTGTCCTCTATGATCATCTAACAAATTATTAAATTTAATATATTCTTGTAACATGTTTATGTCTTTGCTTTCTTCTTGGCACTTTTCTTTTAATGCGTTTATTGTATCTTTAAAAATCTGTGATTGCCATTTACAATCATTCAACATCCACATAAATATTTTTGCAAAGGCTTTTTGTTTAAAGTCTTTAGGCAAATAATCGATATTTAAATGTTGTGGATCTTGCAACAAAATCGGTCTAATATCAATTAACGGCTTGTTTTCTTTAACGTTGATGTCTTCAAAGTATTTAAACAGATCAACTATCTTGTTTAAATTTCCTATTTGAATGACAGGTGTTGCCCACAATTTAACATTGTGCATTTTAATAAGTTTGTGTATGCTTTCATCAATTTGACTAAACTTGCTAGGATATCTCAAATACTCTTGTACTTCTCCGTAACCATCGATACTTAATTGTAAGATAACTGATTTGAAGTTGGGTAGATACTGATAAAATCTTGGATTAGTATTTGTAAGATTTGTATTGATAATTAAAGTAATATCTTTACTTTTGTCTGTTTTAATCAAATCACGTAATATTTCAAAGTTTTTTTCGATAACAGTGGGCTCTCCACCTGTCATATAAATTGTGTCTATGTTGTCTACTTGACTTTTAATATTTTCATCAAACGTATCTGTCTCCCACCAGTAGTTACTTTCTACATCAAACTGCGGATAAAATCTAGTGTACTCTGTATTATTAATTTCTAAAATTTCTTTTTCTATTTGACTGCTGTTTGTAGGATTACAACTTCTGCATTTTAGATTACATAGATTACCAAAACGTAAATCAAAAAATTTAATTTTAAGATCACTTTTAGTTGTAGTAGGTATGATGTCTTTGTATTGTTCGTTGTTAATTAGTCTGCGACTTTGACGACCATACTTTTCATTATGATAGCAAACATCACATCCAGAAATATATTCATTGTTCAACATCTTTTGTCTTAACTCTATAAAGTTTTGACTGTTATAGATGTCATCAATACTATCGTAGCCTAAATTAAATTTAGTGCCATCTTCTTTTTTAATATAGTCGTGTGAAATACAACAAGGCTTGATTGCGCCGTCCGGGTCAACCGTAATGTTTACCCAAGGTAAAACACAAAATGACTCCGTCATTTTTTCGGCTTTGCTTTTGCTCTAGGTTTTCTTGTTGTTTTAGGCTTTGTTGGCTTTGTCTTAACATTAGTAACTTTTGCTGGAGCAACTTTAACTTCTTGTTTAGGTTTAGGATTAAATTGTTCTTGCCAATAAGCAGAGTTTTGTAGCCAGTTATAATAAACCATTAAGCCTTCATTTAGATTTGTAACTGGATTAAAGTTGAAATCGTTTTTTGCTTTTTCGATACTTAATGCGCCTCTGCTAGGGAAATTGTTATCTTTTTGTTTGACTTCAATATTACCTTTTCCTACTATTTGTTTAACCATTGTTGCGGCATCATAAAGTGTTACACCCTGTGATTTAGTAAGATTATATGTTTCATTTTTTGCTTTAGCACTTGTTGTTGCTTGTACAATACCAGTTGCAACATCATTTACAAATGTAAAATCTAATTTCTCCATCTTGCCATTAACAACAATTTTTTCACCTTTGATTGCATTGTAAAAGAATTTAGATATAACTCTATCACACACATCTAAAGGACCGTACACAGCACTAGGACGAATAATAGTATGATTTAATCCATATTGCCTAGTGTAATCTTGCACTAACAACTCTCCAGCATACTTCATAATTGCATACTGACCTTTGGGTATGCAGTCTTCCCATTCTTCAACGCCATCTGAAAAATCTCCGTATACCATTGAAGAACTGATATATGTAAAACGATCTACTCCTGTTGTCCTACTTAGTTCTAATAAGTTTAACAAACCTTCACTCATTACTTTAGAGCCAGCAGTTGGATTGTTATTGACTACTTTTTGTCTAGGGAAACTTGCAAGATGAATTACGGCATCAAACTTTTCTTTTTCAAATAAAGTTTTTAGTTCAGGGTTAGCAACATCAATCGTGTAGATGTTTAAATTGGTAGCGCCAGTCATTCTACCTGCTATACCAAAAAATCTTTCTTTTGTTACAGCATCCAATTCGTCTTGGTCTATGATACCATAATCTGTTTTAGTATCTAAAATAGCAATATCATGTCCTTCGTTAATTAATTTAACTACAACATGGGCACCGATAAATCCTAATCCACCTGTTACGCATATGTTTAATTTTTTCTTACGTGCCATAATTTACTCGTATTTTAGTTTCCAATATGTAACTTCTTTGTCTGTGAAGTATGCCTTTATCGTATATTTATGTCCCATATAACTATCGTCAATACTTCTTACCCACTTAGCAGTTGGGTTACTATTCTCCATAACATACTTGCCGGCTTCTGTTTGTTGCCATTCATATATAGCAGGTGCTACCATCAGATCCGGATCTTCGACATCACCCATATTAATATAATGTACGTCTACTTCAGTTGCTTCCCATTCTTCTTTCATATCTATAAGTGTACGTTATACAGACTCATTTTGCAAACTTATTGGGAAGATTTCTCAAAACCGATCATCATATTCACTGATTTTAGGGATACCCGGGGGAGGGGGTGCAGTACCTAACATGTCATGCATAGGGAATATATCAGAAATAACTTTTGCTACTGCATGAGCAATTTCAATGTGTTCTTGTTGTGTACCATTGGCGCCACGTAACTCAATGTAATGAACCCAACTACGTAAGGTACCATTTACATACATTCGACTTACAGTATTTCCTTCTGGTAGTACTGCCCTTGCTTGTTCTTTAGCAATGCCGTTATCGATAGCCCAGTTGTATGCATCTAGTGAAGCATTGATGACACTACGTTGCTTGTCTTCCCACATTGCTTGTAACTCTACATCATCAGTAACCACACTGTTCTGTCTATTCTTAGGGTCTTGCAGTCTTGCTTCACGTACTTCAAAGTCTAAGTCTTTTGTAGGGTCTGCGTAACGTTGACTGAACTCCTGAAAAGAAAATGATCTATGACGTAAAATCTGTCTAGCAATATCACGTGTAGTTTCAATCTCTAAACATGCTGATACCATTTCAAGTGGTGACCAATGTTTGTGTTTCATCAAATACTTTACAAGTTTTTCACTTGTTTCTTTGTTGTTTTGATTATCAGGATTACTTACTCTTGCACAGTATGCAACTAAATCTAATGCTGACTCATTAAAGTCCGGTGCTTGTGAATGACTAATTAGTTTAACTTTCAAGTTTGTTCCTTATTATAATAGAGTGAAGGGACCGAAGTCCCTTCTATAGTTTACAGAGATTTTATAGACCACTTAGTAGTTTATCTGTTTCAGGCTGAACTGCATCTGCAATTCTTTCTATATTAAGAATAAAATCTATTGATAAGATTTCATCTTCATACTCCTCTAACAGTTTACCAACTATAATTTCTACTGTTTCTGAGTCAAGTCCTTGTTTTAAGAACTTTTCAATGTTAATGGTTTTTTGCTTACGTCCTGTCATTCGTAAGACTAGTTTTTGCAAAAATTCTACAGGTATTTTATGTTTTTCTACATCTTCTAGGAGCCGTTCCCAGTCCTGTATTGAACGAGATTTATCTCCCATCGGAGACCTCCTATTTATTTTGCGACTGTTTTCTTACGTGTTGCTCTTTTCGCAGGTGTCTTCTTTGCTGGTTTCGGCATCATTGCTTTTGCTTCTTTCATCAACCTTTTAGACTCGGCAATTAGACCCTTGGCTTCTGCTTCCATGCGTTCTGCTTGTGCCATAAAATCTCTTGCTAGTACATCATCGTTTATTGCCATGTTAGGATCAACAACATTAGTTCCCATAGTAGGCTCAGGTCTTACTTGTTCTCCGATTAGACCTTCTTTTCTACGTCTAACATCTGCTGGGTCTTGTAGACCTGCTGATGCATCTGCTTCTGCAAGTTTGCGAGTTGCTTCTTCGCCTGCTTTCATTTCGCCTAAGATTTTGTTCAATTCATCTAAACGAATTGATTGATTAGGACCCGGTGTCATTACAACATCTTCGGTTCTAATCTTCTTAAGCATTCCTTCTGAGTGTAATACTTGAAGGATACGATCACCTGACTTAGTATATTGTCTGTTTAACGCATCAGCAAGTTCTTCACTATTCTGACCGATATCACTTTCAATAGTTTCCATTAATGGATCGTGGATATTTTGATTCAACAATTGTGTATATGCTACTAAACACATATGTTCTTCGTTTGGTACTTCACGGAAAATCACTGCAACCTTACGATCACCGTGTTTTCCTACGTGTCTTAAAAAACTCATTATATAATTTCTCCTGTAAGATTTTTACATTAACAGTAATATTTAATGCGAATTGAAGTGATGAAAATATTTTTAGAGGTTCAATTTGCCCGTTTTATCAACTTGGCATGTTTCTTGTTAAACTTCTTTTGTTTTTTCTCTGGTAAAGGCTGTAGTAAACATTTACCGCATTTGGTTCCTATAAGATGGTATCTGTCAACCTCGCCTTCTCTAACAGCATGACAGATACATTTAAACATCTACGACCAAGTGAGTTCAAACTGAACTGCTTCTTTTGGATCTTCAAACGCAAATGTCTTTTGATAGTATGACATGAAATCATCATTATCGAGGTTTACGTTGCTGGCTATAGCAAATCGACCATGCATTCTTTCTAATACCCATTGCATGTTTTCTCTGGTAGCACGTGTTTTTACTATCGTAAAATGAGCAGGGATTTGATCAGTCAACATACGATTGTTGTACCAAGTATCTAAATTGATGTCCTCAAACTTCATACGATGTGTTGCTCCCTAGATTTTTTAGCAGTGTGTATTTTACCGCTTTTGGTTTTATACTCACCAGTGATACCCTTAGTACCACCACTTTCATTTAATAATAAACTCACAATAGCAATCAAACTTGCCATCATGCCTGCGGCTAATATTACACCGTCCATTACTTTCTATCCTCACTTAAATTATAAACAATCTCTACTTGTTCTAATAACTTACTTAGAGCAGGATTGTTTTTAGAGACTTCTAGTATATCTCTATACATGTGCCATCGTTCATAAAATTTCTTTTCTTCTAACATTTCTGGGTTTTCGTAAACCTTTTTTCTTTGTGCCATTTCATGTACACCTAACGGTCTTGCATACACTGTGTTGCCACCGTCTGGTGATTCGTAAATGAACTTATCCTCTGGGCCTGCATTAGCAGGCCTGTGAGGTTCTAAATGATCTTTGCTCATGCGGCTTGTTTATGTTTATGCTCATCATAGATTGCCCAAGTACCGAAAGGGGGATTCGGCTCAGGATCACCATGAATAATCCATGTAGTGTCGCAATAGTTTTCATCGCCCCAACTACCAAACGGGTAACCATCTGTGAATACAATTAGACGATTGGGTACACGACCTTCGTTTTTAAGATAGTTAAAGATACAATCAAAGTCAGTACCACCGCCACCGTAGATTTCGTAGTCAGTGATTTCATCTAAGTTGTCACTGTCGAATGTTTGTGGATTGTAAACTTCAGTATCAAAACAATGTACATGAATTTTGTAGTTAGTAAATGTCTCCATAATACCTTGAATCTCTGAAAGGAAAAAGGTTCCTTGTTCAGATCCAATAGACCCTGACATATCTAAAAACACATCAATGTCAATCATTTCGCCTGGAGTCATACCTGGCATGATTGCATCCTGATGCCAACCCCTACGAGAAGGTTTGATAAAAGAATAGTCATTGTTCATTGTGCTGGTCAGATTAGTTTGAATAATGTCGTCCCAGGGCATTACAGGAGATGTTAAATCTTTAACTAAACGTTCAACACCTTTGGGTAATGATCCTGCTTCAGCACCTTGAGCCGCATTGATGATTGCTTCCTTCATCTCCTGCTTGAGTGCATCCTTTTCTTCCTTAGACATTTTGACTGGACCGGGCTTGTCACCTTCTTCGCCATCACCATCACCAGCGCCTGCACCCTCGCCTTCTAAATGTTCATCAAGCAATTGCTCAAGCAACTGGTCAATGTCAATAACTTCTGCATTTTCATACAGAATGTCATAGACTTGCTCTGCTGACATACGGTCATATTTGTAGTCATACAAGCAAGGAACAGTAGTGATGAACTCACCAATGTTGTGATTTTTCAAATCTGCGTTGACACAATAGTCATCAGCAATGTTCCATAGTTGAGGATCTCTAGTACCTCTACGATCCATGTGATCATAAACTACGTGGAGTACCTCATGTGCTACAAGAAATTCTACTTCCTTCTTCTTTAGCATCATAATGAAACGTGCATTGTAGTAAAAATGCTTGCCATCAGTTGCGGCAGTTGGACACCATTCATCAGCATTGATGAGTGTCAAACGAGTAGCAAGATTACCAAAGAATGAATGTCTGAGTAAGAGTGCAATACGGGCAGTGATAAGACGATCACGGGCTTGTGCATCTACTTGAGGGTCTGTAGGACCTACTAGATGAGCCAGTTTGCTTTCTTTGTCGTTATTAGTTGTTGAAGAATTCTTAGTCATGTGTCAGTTCCAGTTGTCTAAAGTATTTAATAATTATAGCACCTTTGGGGAGACATGTCAAGCAAAAAGTTCGGGAAAGTGTAAGGAATGTCTCGGACCTTACACTCTCCCAGGTCAGCAATTTTAGTTGCCAGCCTCAACAATGTAGTTACCATAACGTTTATGGAAGTCATCAAAGTTCTTCAATTGAGAAGGTTCGATTGGTAACTTGTAAGTTTTCAGTGCAACTTTTGCACCCATAACCACTAACTCTGTTTCAAAGTTAGCCATGATATAGCCAAAGAAGTTATCGCACATTTCGTGGAACTTCTTGTTATCGACCTTATCAGTCTCAAGGGCACTTTTAAGTTCGTAGCACATTGAGATAGTCAAGGAATACATTGCAGAGATTTCTTTGACAGACAGTTCTTTGACTTTGCCTGACAAGATATCAGATGGGTTGGGCATTTTACTAGCAATCTTACGATGTGCTACAAACTTAGTAGCAAGACCCTCACCAACAGTACCAGCAACAAGATTGTACAGAGTATCGGGATCCATATCCTCTTCTTGTAGCAATTGAGACACAAATGTCCATGTACGTGGGGTAGCAAATGCACGTGAAGAAGACTTAGCATCGAAATCATACAAGTCCTGCTTTGCAAATGACAAGTAACCAACTACGTCCTCATGCACTTGATTTTCGATAGCCCAGTTTTGCCATGAAGCAAAGTCAGGACGCATTTCTAAATGAATGAAACGATTAGCAAGGGGCATCGGCATACGATATGTGACACCTTTGTCAGAGTCACGGTTACAGCGGCTACA